TATTATTCATACTTCTACATATCATCATAATCCTATACATGATACCAAATACTACTTTTCTTACATATAACTAATCATAGTGCTACTATTATTCATACTATTATTTCAACACTTCTAGTAAACCTCTCGACATATCTCCCTCAAGATATGAAAGAAATAAGCCAAGAGATAATAAACTAGCTACTACACCTAATACTAGATATAGTAAACAAGTGATGATTTTGTTGATGATTTTCTTCATGCTTGTATTAATGAAATTCAATACATTTAATATCTTCTAATGGTACTAAATTCCAACTGTTGAATGTAGTATTCCAAACATAAAGATAATGATTATCGATATAAGTATCTTCGTATTCTTCATCGCTGAAGTCTACAAATACTCTAAGTTTAGCTTTAGTTACTACTACAAGCTCTTCTTTTAAAGTTCTACCAAACTCTAAAAGTTGTTTTACTTTTTCTCGTGTCATAATTAGTCCTCCTAATATGATTTTAATTGTTTATAATGTTAATTGCTTAAGGCATTATTACAAGATAAGATTAAACTAATGCTTATACGATAATTTAGCAAGTTTATAATGGAAGTTCTTGTCTTGTAGCTACTGTTGATAGTCGTCATTGAAACGATGAAACGCTTATATGATGAACTAGCAACGCTTATACGATGAAGTAGCAAGCCTACATCGTAAGCAAATCTTGGTCAGTAGTGGAATGAGGTCAAATCTTGGTTAGTAGTGGTTGAGGTTGCACTATTTGTCAATTTGGTGTTTGTGCTTGTGTTGGTGGTTGTATTGTGTTTTTGCAATTTTATTTTTAACAAAAACAAAAGCAGTACTAATTTAAGTACTGCTTTTGTTATGTTCATCTTGTTACATTCCAAAAGGGTTTGGAATAGCAGGAGCTTTGACAATTGCAGGTGCTGTTGTTATTATCTTCATTAACATTTGTTCAAAGATAGGTTTAACATTCGGTTTAACGTCCGTAAATTCAGACGTGATGCAATCGCGTGAGTATAACTCATTGGAGTTCTTGCGCTGTTCATTTTCTCTGTGCGTTTCGCGCTTTATTGTTACTTGCGCGTTGAGCATAGAAAGGGAGATGATTTGCGGATTTATCATTTTACCCATGGCCAAAGCGTCGGCCAATTGAATGTATGAAACAAATTGGCCTACCTGGTTTACTACTGCGTAGATGTTAAGGCCGAAAATGTTTGTACGCTTCACTTCGCCTGTCTTAAAGTCGATAGTGTTAAATTCTTTGTCAAGGACAAAAGAAACGCGCTCATCGTTGCCCTCTGGTAGCATTACCTTTGTAATGATACCCGTAATTACTTCGGGTTCTGAAGTGTCACCGTTTTCGGCTTCATCTTCTTGTACATCTTCTTGTACATTTGCTTGTACATTTGCTGCTGCTTGTGCTTGTACTTGTACATCTTCTTGTACTTGTACATTGTTGGTGTTAGTTGCTTCTGTGCGCATAACTTTACTAATTTAATTTGTTTAAAATATTGTTTTGTTGCTTTGTTGCCCTCTAAGATTTTCAAGGTTTTAAGAACGGGTTTCACCCCTCTTTGCAGCCTTTACTTTTTCTTTTCGAGTGCGAATCTTGGATAGTAGTGGATTGAGATTTATTAAAATTGGAACAATTTTAATCTTGGCATCGTAGTGGTTGAGGTGGGGGTATTCGACTTCGCTTATTAACTCCGGGGGACTCACTCCAATACCTCCCAACTCACACAATTAAACCTTACTATAGTCTAAACATTTATCATAACCTTTATCATAACTATTATTATAATCATAATTACAACTTTTATCATAAACATTTTAACATTAGGCTCTAATAATTAAAACTCTAACTAAATTTTCTATTAAAACAAATAACTAAAACATATGTTTAAGTTTTAATTAGACCTTACTATAGCCTGAAACTTTCATTACAATAACGATCTTAAACATTATTATAAAAACTATCATAATATTCATTACAATTATTATCACAATTATCATCTCAAACACCGCAACAAACATTTTAACATCTAACTCATACAATTAGACCTCCAACACAACCTCCTACAACATCTGATTATTTATCTCATAGTGCATCTCATCTTTCATTATACTATTCATATAATCTTTTATCTTCTTAACTATATAATATATTATCATAATTTATATTACTTTTTTCAATAATGCTAAGATTATAAGTTTTATTAATAATTAAAATATTAAGTCTAGCACCACAAAAACTAGAATAATAAAGTGTAGTAAGAGTATAATAAATATAACTAAAAATTTAATAACTTAGAACTACAATTTTAATATTACTTACATCTACAGTTGCAATACTATGACTAGCACCTTTATAAACACTAAAACGAGCACTGTTTGAAAAACAGGGCGAGGCAATAGCTTTTATATATTTTATTTATATATACGTAGTATATATAAATAAAATATATAAAAGCTCTATATTTTAAGATAAAAAATAATACTATATACAAAGTATATAGTATTATTTTTTAGATTAAAATATATAATATAATAAATATAATATAATAAAATAAATAACATACACAATACTAGAACAAAATAAAATTTTAAAATAATTTTAGTATTATAAAACATGGTGTTCTAAATAGTACTCTAAGTTGGACTTATCCAGTTCCCAGTATTAGTATTATACTTTATTCTATACATCATATTCAAAGTATATCTGAACATTATCAAATTCATAATACTAAACTTAATAATTGATACTCTAGCAAACATGATGCTGATTTTAATGATGAAACTAATAATGAAATTAATAATCATAATATTGTTAAATATATTTAATCATTAACAAAATTATATACAATTTTCTTGTAGTTCAAAATTAAATTATTATATTTGTCATTGTAATAATTCACATATCAAACAAAGTAATAAACATAGTATTATGATTAAATTTAGTACAAGTGGTAAAAATGGTAGTTTTGAAGTATCTCTACCTACTAGTCTTTCAGAAATTCCTAATGAATATCTTTATGATGTTACAAAAGATATTGTAATTGCTGATGATTATTCTTTAATTTGTATTTGTTATTGTGAAGCTTTAAGTTCTGTTCTTTTTGCTTCAAATACTAAAAAAGGTAAAATTACTACAGGTGTTGTTCCTATTTTTATAAAACATGGAGCTACTGATAATACTTATATTCGTAGTATTAATTGTGGTGATAAACTAGTAATAGCTCCTAGTGATATTGCTATGGGACATCATGTTGTTGCTCCTAATAATAAAATTACAATAGATAACATTTTATATTGTACTGAAGGAGATAATAAAATTTATCAAGAAGCTTTAAAATTTAATAAACATTGTTATTTCCTTGAATTTAAAATAGTTCCTAATTGTAATATTCATGCTTCATATAAAAACAATGTAGAACCTAATAAAGGTGCTAATCTTTTTGTTAATAAAACTATGGTAGGGGCATAATAACATAACTCTTCTACGGGGGAGCTAGATTCCAACTAGTACTCTCGTAGAAGATTAAACTTATACTACAAATATGAGTGAACAATTTAAATTTCCTAATGGTGGCTATGAAGTTACTGTTCTTCGTAAACAAGATATTTTAGATTGCATTAATGATAACATAATAGATAAAGAAATCGCTTTAGCTATTGTTGAACAATGTGAAATAGATGCAGCTACTTGTCTTAGTCAAGGTCGTTGGACTGGACTTCCATATATTGCTAACGTTCAAGTTCCAGCACATATACAAGAGTTTCATAAAAAAGAAAATGAAGAACTTAATGATATAGCTAAAGAAGAACTTGAAGGAAAGAAATATGTAATGTTTCGTAAAGAACTTGCAGCTGAATCTGCAAAACATGCTAAACAAGAACGTTTATATCGTTATTTAGTTAGTATTGCAGTAACATCTAATAGAAAGCTTTATAAAAGACTTTGTGATGAAAAAGGTGAGTTTTATGCTCGTATTTTTCTTTATGCTTGTAAAAATATAACTGCTGTTGATAATGAATTTATAATGCTTGAAGATAATGAATAATAATAAACTTCTTATAGATAGTTTACTTCTCCTTGATGATACAGGTATGCCTCAACCTCCTACTTTAAAACAACTTATAGATAGAGATGTTAGAGAGCTTTATCGTAGAGATAAAACTAAAGAAAAGAAGATGTACATTGCTGAATGTATTGTTATTTATTATCTTGGAGATCCAAAATCACCTGCAAAACAATCAGGACTTAGTGATCCAGAAGCTCTTAAAATGGCTATTGAACAAGCAGGTCTTCCTAAAACTTATATTCCAGATGTTTTAGTTCTTCGTCTTATTAAAAGATATTATGAAGAAAATATTACTGAAGCTGGTAAAGTTGTAGAAAATATTCTTAAAGGTGTACATAACATTAATCTTAGTATTGATGTTATTAATAGTTTACTTAATGAAAAGCTTAAAAGTAATCCTACTCTAGAAGAAATTCCTATTATTTTAGATATGATGAAACGAGTTAATGAACAAGCTGGTGCTATACCTGCTATGCTTAAAAAACTTGAAGAAGCTAAACAAAATCTTATGTATGAAAAAGAAACTGAAGTTAGTCGAGGTGGTCAAACAGTTCTTAGTTCAATGGACTCCGAAGCATATTAAAACTACTATTATACATAAACTAGGAGGTTATACTGTAGATGACTATAAAGCTTATGGTAATAAACGTTATATGGATGGTGTTAAAGATAATAATAAATGTAATAAAGTTTATCTACAACATATTGAAGCTATAGCTTATGGTAAATCTAAACAAGAATGGATTAATACAATTCATGATGCTATTAAAAAATTATAATATTATAAAAACATATCAAATATGATGAAGAATATTAAAACTAAGCTTATACATCTTTTAGGTGGTATATCTCAAGATGAAGCAAAGAAATTTATTAATAATGCTTTTCATGATGGTGATGTATATGGTAGATATATTACTAAACGTTATTTTATATCATTAGAAGAAAAATTATATGGTAAGTCTAAACAAGAATGGATTGACATGATACATAAAGCTATTAAAAGTTTATAATATGAGAGATACTAGATATGATGAAATTTATCTTTATTTTCAAGAAGAAGGTCATAAATATACAGATAGTTTAGGAAATAAATATTTTTCTGTTACTACTCTAATACATGAAAATTATGTTCCTAAATTTAATCGTAAATATTGGCTTCATAAAAAAGCTAGAGAATTAGGTGTTAGTGAAAAAACATTAGCTAAACAATGGCAAGATATAACAGATGAAGCTTGTTCTAGAGGAACTGCTACTCATAATGGTATAGAAGATGCTATTAAAGATGTTAGTATGTTTAAAAACGCAATACGATATTTAAATCAAGTTGAAAGTGGTCGTGTTGTATCTGTTGCTGATATTCCTAATCTTAAAGTTAAACCTCTTGATGTTGAAGCTTTTAAAGAAGCTACACAAAATAAATATCCTGAAATTTATAGAGTATTCCAATACTATACTGATAAAGGATATACTATTTATTCTGAAATAGGTGCTTATCTTATTGATTATCTTATTTCTGGTACAATAGATATTCTTTGTATTCGAGATACAGATTTTGTTATTCTTGATTGGAAAACTAATCGTAATGGTCTTCAATTTGAAAGTGGTTATTTTAGAAAAGATAAAACAACTATACCTGCTCAATTAACTAATGAATGGGTTCCAAAAAAAGAAGATATGCTTCCTCCATTAAATCATCTTCCTAATTGTAATGGTAGTCATTATACTATGCAATTAAGTATGTATGCTAAAATGGTTGAACTCATTTTAGGAATACCTTGTACAGGTTTAGGTCTTTGTCATATAGGAAGTCCTTTTGTAAAAAATGCTTATGGTATGCCTTATAGAGATGTTGATAATCAATATCCTATAGATCCTAATGGTAAAGAAACAGTAAAATGGTATCGTATAACTTATAGACGTGCTGAAGCTGAAGCTGTATTAAAAGATAGACTTATTCAATTATCTAGTCAAAAAACTAATTCTGATAATAATCAATTAAATTTATTTCCAAATGATTAAAACTGGTCTTTATAGTAAGTGTCTTACTTATGATTTTAAAAAACTATTTCAAGATAAAGGTTATGCTTGGTTTGATAAAGGTGCTTATAATTTAAATATTATAGGTGTTCGTAAAAATAATCCAAACAATAAAATTACAAATCTATATGATGATATTCTTATAGTAGATTATAATACTGAAGTTGGTCATAAACGTCAACTATTTAATATAACTACAGAACCTGGAGCTTATTATATGGAGAAACTTAGTAATCCATATGGTACTGCTATTTTAGTTCCTAATCAATATCGTGGTGCATGGCAGATAGGACTTCATCGTGGTAAGTATAAAGCTCTTGTACAACGTAAACCTGTAAGTGTTTATCGTGATGGTAATAAAAATGATGTTTATGATCTAGAACCTACTTCTATCCAAAATGGATTATTTGGTATTAATATACATCGTTCTAATGAAACTTGGACTCGTAATACAATAGATCAATATTCAGCAGGTTGTCAAGTATTTAATAATCCTACTGATTTTCTTTCTTTTCTTAGACTTTGTGAAAAACAAAAAGCTAAGTATGGAAATAGTTTTACTTATACTCTTATTAACGAAACTGATTTGAAATGATTATAAATAAAGAAGATTTTAAAAATGCTATTAAACATTTAATATATTTACTTTGTCTTATAAGTAGTTTAATTATAATATGTTTAGGTATAACTATACTTTATGATAAACATATTAGCCATAATAGCTCCCCCGTAGAAGAAATTCATAAAATAGATTCTGTTAAACTTGAAAATACTAAACTTACTACTGAAATTAATGTTTTAGATAGTATTAAAAATAATAAAGTTAATGATGTTACGAAACTTAATAATGATAGTACTATTAAGTTATTCTATCAACTTATTAGCACAAAACAATAAATACTCTTCTACGGGGGAGCTAGATAGTGTACGTATTTCTTATAATGATTTACGTATAGTTAATAGTAAACTTATAGAACTTAATTACACTAAGCAAATTAATAATAAATTATATAATATTATACGTAATGATAGCATAATTATAAATAATTATAAAAGTGTAAATGATAATTTTAATAAAACTATAAATAAATATAAACGTCAACGTAATGTTGCTTTTATTACTTCACTTTGTGCTATTGTTGGTATAATTTTTTCTTTTGTAAAATAATATGGCAAAAAGTGAAATAGGTATTGAAGAATTCATTAGAACTTATCCATTTCTTGAATATATAAATGAAGATAAATCTCATTATAAACATGCTAAAGATGAAGGTTATGATGACCCTGATGATTTATTTCTTATAGGTGATAGTGGAGGATTTCTTCTAAATATTCAGCCAGGTGATAAATTTATTAATACTTATTTATTTACTGAAATGGCTGATTTTTATCGTAAGTATAAAAGATATACAAATTATAAAGAAGATACTATTCCTCATAGACAACTTAGAAAAAGAGAAGAATATCGTAGATTTAATGGTTTTATTGCTCCTTGTCTTTTACGTAATGGTGTAGTTCAAAATGTTCGTATTACAGGACATCATTATAATTTTCTTAATTATACTATGATGGAACAGCTTGATACTAGTAAAGCTAAAGCCGGTAATAAAGCTAGTGTTGGTGCTAAACATTATGATTTTAGTAAATTTATAGATGCTCAATTTTGGACTTTTCATATTATAGATTTTGCTAAACGTAATGGTTTTCATCTTATAATAGATAAAACTCGTCGTGGTGGTTTTTCTTATATTATGGCTGCAAAGAGTGCTAATACTCTTAATCTTCAACCACGAAAAGTAGTAATTCATGTTGCTGCTGATAAAAAGTTTCTTACAGCTACTGGTGGTTTAACTGATTTTACTATTAATGATCTTAGATTTTATGAAACTAAAACACCTTTTGTAAGAGGCATTCTTTCTACTGATAAAGAAAATTTTCGTTTAGGTTTTAAACTTCCTAATGGTGTTGTATCTCCTAAAGCTTGGCAATCTGCATTATTTAGTGTTTCAGCAATGAATAATCCTGATTGTGCTATCGGTAAAGATGCTATAGATGTAGATGTTGAAGAGCTTTCTACTATGGAAAACTTTGATGATTTTATGGCAGTTACTGAACCTGCAATGAGAACAGGTTCTTATGTTACAGGTAATCTTACTTGTTGGGGTACAGCTACTAGTGGTAATATGCAAGTTTTTGAACAGAACTTTTATTCTCCAAAATCTTTTCATTTTATGCCTTTTGAAAATGTTTGGGATAAAGATTCTCGTAATGAAATTTGTGGTTATTTTAAATCTTATGCTTGGGGACTTCAAGGTCAATTAGGTGATAAGTTTGCAATGGATAAAGATGGTAATTCTGATTTAGAAACCGGTCTTCGTATTGCATATAATGAAAGAATAATCAAAAAACAAACTGCTAAGACTTTTGCTGATTATATCAATTATCTTGGTCAATATGCTTTAATGCCAGCTGAATCTTTTAGTAGTGCCACTGAAAATATATTTAGTAGTGAAGAACTTCTTGCTTGGGAAGAAAGACTTAGAACAGATAATAGTTTTAAATTTTATGTAGATGGTTGGTTATTTGAAAATAGTGGAAAAGTTGAATTTAAAACTAATGCTCGTATAGAGGCTGAAGGTGGTGTATTTAATAAAGATTATTGGGATTGGATTGAAGGTGTTCCTCGTAAAGGACATGAACATCCTCATGGTTGTATTCGTAAATGGTTCAATCCAATGAAAGTTCCTTATCATGATAAACAAGGACAATTAATAACTGGAACACCACCAGGTATGTATTCTATAAGTTATGACCCTGTAGGTGTTAACAAAGAAAATAAACTTATTACTAATAAACACTCTCATAATAGTATTAATGTTTGGATGAATCCATGTCAATATAATGGTTTTAAAACAGCATTAGTTTGTGCTTATTATGGTCGTCCTGAAAAACTAGAAGAAGCTGATAAAGTTTGTTTACTTCTTGCTAAATATTATAATTGTATTGGTACTACTGGTGTAGAAATTAATAGAGGTGAAACTGTAAGTAATTTTACAAAATGGAAGGCTCTTAAATATCTTATGAAAGACCCTGTTCAGATTTGGGATACTACTCTTAAAGGTGCAACAGTTGGTACTTATGGTGTTAATATGGGTGATGGAGCAAAGAAACTTGAAGGACTTCGTTTACTTAAAGAAATGCTTTATACAGTTGTTGGTAAAGATGATTTAGGTAATGACGTATATTTATTTCAAACTATTTATGATTATCAAACTATTCTTGAACTTAAAAAATGGAATGCTTTAGGTAATTTTGATAGAGTTTCTCAAATGATTATTAGAGCACTTCAATGGAAACTTGAAGATATTGAAGCTGCTAAAGCCCTTGCTCATCGTAAAAAAGTTCTTGAAAATCCTGATACTCGTAATATTCTTATGAGAGATTGGTTTTAATTAAAATTTAATATTATGGCTGGAATTTATGATATGTATTATGTAAATGATACAGATAATATTGATAAATCAAGAAATAATAGTTATGTAGTTCCTAATAGAACAGGTACTAGTTTACAAAAGAAACAAAAGAGTGGAAGTATTAATGATTTTGTTGCTTTTAGTTTTCCTAGAAATTATAATATAATGCGTACATTAGGTTTACCTAAACAATTAGCTTTACAAAGAGCTGTTGATATGACTATGCAACATGGTTTAGAAAGTCAATATGGCAGATCGAATGCAGCAGTTAATAAAAATAATAGAAGTGGCATGATGTCAAATGGTAAAACTATTTATTATGCTACACCTGAATTAAACGATACAGCTATTGTTAAATCTTATAGAAATAATCCTAATTGGATGAGAGGTGTAAATAGTTCTAATAGTTATGATTATTTTTATAATTTACAACATCCAAGAGCTAATGAACGTGCTTATGAAGGTAATATGATAAATACAAATGAATATTATAATAAAATAAGAGGTGCTAAAACATTACAAAAAACTATAGATGCTTACATAAAAGCAGGTAATACTAGGAATTGGACTATGACACCTATTAGAAGAGATTTAGATGATATGATGGTTTTAAGTTAAACTTTTAATATTATGGCTAGATATACATTAGAAGATGGTCAATATGAAGAAGATTGGTCTGATAAAATAGAACCTTGGACTGCTGGTTTGGGTTTAACTTCTGATGCAGTAGGTTTAGGCACTGCTGCTACCGGTGTTGGTGCTCCTATTGGAGGAACTATAGCTTTAATAGGTAATATACCTAATTTTATAGTAGATGCTTATCAAATGGGTAGAGATTGGTATCGTTATTATAATGATGGTGGCGGTGATAATCTTAAAGGAGCTCTATGGAATACAGGTGAAACTGCTTTAGATATTGTAGGTGGTAAACTAGCATTTAAAGGAGCTAAAAGTGTAAATGATAAAGCTTTTGTTGAAGAACTTAATGGTAGAATAAAAGACGAAATTAAAAAGCGTCAAGGTCATAAATTTTTACTTAGAAAAAAAGGTATGACAGATGAAGAAATAGAAAGATACATATTACAAAAAGCTACAAATGCTGCTGTAAATTCTAAAGATATAATAGATGCTAAACAACGTAGAAACGCTAGAAGTATTAAACAAGGACAAATAATAGGTAATATAATGAGTGGTATTCAAAATGGTCGTCAAGTAATAGTAGGATTACCTAATGATGCTACTAGAGTCAATAGACCTATTTATATTCCTCAACCGATTCAATTAAGATAATATTATTATGCAACCTAATTATACATTAAAATTTCCACAACAAAAAGTTAGTGGTGCTATTAAAAGTAAAGCTGAATGGTACACTAATTGTATAGATTATGTTATTGATACAGGTCTTGTGATGAATGATAGAACAGAAGATGAAGTTAAACTTCGTATTCTTCGTGGAGATATTCCAAATAGTTTTTATAAGAAAACTCTTAATCCTTATAATGCTACTAATGAAAAGTATCAAAGATTTCCTGCTACTATGAGAAATCTTGATATTATGTCTGATATTATTAGACGCTATGTTTCTGAATATTTTAAAGGTGTTCATGAATTTATAGTTGGTGCTAATAATCCAGATATTGTTATTAATAAAAATGCTAAACTTAAAGAAAAGATTGGAGAACTAGCTCAACAAGCTTTTCAACAAGAATTTGAAAAAGCTTATCAACAAGCTATTCAACAAGCACAACAACAAGGTCAAGATCCTAGTACTATAAATCCTCAAGATAGTATGCCTGATCCTGAACAATTTATTAAAGATTTTAATGAGAAATATATAGATAATGAAAGCAAACAAGGTCAAGATATGCTTGATTATATTCGTTCTATAACTCAAGATAATATAATTTATCTTTCTGCTTTCTTTAATTTTGTTTCTCTTGGTGAATGTTTTTCTTATTGTGATATTAGAGGAAGTAAAATAGTTAAAGAAAATGTTCCTGTTCTTGAAGCTTATCCTATTCCTAATGGAAGTTATTTTGTTGAAGACCATGATATGTTTGCTAGAAAAATGATGTTATCTTATCAACAAATTATGGATATGTTTGAAGATAATTTAGATGATAAAGATAAAGCTTTTCTTGAAACTTATTATAGTCAACAATCTGCTCATGGAGGAATAACTAGACTTACATATAATCAATATTTTGAAACTTATCCAGATGTTTGTGAAAAGTTTAATAAAGAAGAACGTGAACTATTTAAACGTGATCCTATAAACGTTTATGATGTTAATACTAATCTTTATGAAGTTTGGCATGTAGTTTGGAGAGGAGAAGCTAAAAGAGGTATTCTTACTTATATTAATGAATTAGGTTTAACTACAACACGAGTTGTAGACGAAGGTTATACACTTAATAAAGAAGCTGGAGATATTAGTATAGAATGGACTTATGAACCTCAAGTTTATGAAGGTTATCGTATTGGTACTCGTTATACTGCAATATATCCTATTAAAGCAAGACCTATAGCTTTTAATCGTGAAGGAAAATTACCTTATAATGGTATAATGGAAGTTCTTCCTATGATGGGTAAGTTTAGTATTATTAAACTTATTACTCCTTATCAAATTATGCGTAATATTTTTGCTTATCATCGTGAAATGGTAATCGCTAAAAATAAAATGCTTATTCTATTATTACCTGAAAGTCTTATAGCTTCAAATACTGAAGATAAGATTTATAAAATGGCTGCTGATGGTGTTCTTTTAGTTGATGATACTGAAGATGCTAATTCTCAAAAAATGGCTAATATTAGATTACTTAATGCTAATTTAGGTTCTTATATTACAGAACTTACTAATCTAATGGAAGCTACTAAACTTGAAGCTCGTGAAATGGTAGATATGAATGTACAGCGTTATGGTGATATTGCTCAATCTGCTGGTGCTGCTACAACTCAAGAAGCTATTACACGTTCTTCAATGGGTATGGTTATTCTAGTTCAAATGTTTGATGAATTTAGAAAAGCTGATTATAATAGAGATTTAGATTATTGTAAACTTGCTTATATTGATGGACTTGATACAAGTTATTGGAATGAATTAGGACAAAAGAAATATATAAGTCTTGATGTAGATACTTTTATTAATTCTGATTATTCTACTACAGTTCGTAATGATTCTAAAGAACTTGATAAAGTTCAACAACTTCGTCAATGGGCATTTAGTGCTGCACAAAATGGAGATCTTGATATGGCTCTTGCAGCTATAACTGGTGATAATGTTTCTCAAATTAAAGCAACTGTTCAAAAGTTTACTGAACTTAAAAGACAACATGAAGAACAAATGCAGCAAACTGAACAAATGCTTAAACAAGAAGAAATACAAAATAAACTTCGTGAGATTGAAGCTAAAGGTGAACAAGATAGACTTACTGAACAACTTAAATATCAATATGAACTTCAACTTAAATATATTGATGTTGATATGTCTTTACTTGGTCAAGAAGGAACTGATGATGGTTCTGAGAAAAGACTTGCAGCTTTAGCTGAACAAAATAAAGTTAACATTGAACAACAAAAACTTCAATTAGCTCGTGAACAAATGTATGCTGATAGTTATTCTAAAGCTGCTGATAGACAAGTTAAAAGAGAAGATATTAAAACTAAACTTCAAATAGCTAAAACTAATAAAAATAAATACGATAAATAAAATAGTGCATTCTTAAACTACTCTATGTCCTTATTATGATAATATTTATTGTAATAAGGACATTATTATTTTATCGTATATTTTTATTTTAGATTTGAGAGCATATAAATTTAGACCTTTATAGTTTATCATTTGATAGATTAAAATTCAATAGAGAGAAAGAAAAGTGGCAAATAGACATAGTTTATAGTAAACATTTATATACGAAAATATGATAAAACAGATTAGACTAAATAATCTAAGTAGTGTTAGCAGTAATATAGTTGATTATGTTTGTGTTTATATTAATGTTGTTAAAAATGGTCTAATTTGTTTGCCATTCGATAATAAAATTACTACTTTTGTATAACATAAACCAATAATAAGTTTAATTCTAATAATTATTTTAAAGTTATGCCTCTAGCCGATATTGATTTTGAAGGTGCTGCTCAACAAACAGGTAGTTCTGGTGCTGCACAATCTACTGAAAATGGTGGCAATAATAGTGCTACCCAAGAAGACATGACCCATCTTAATGGTAATAATCAAGAAGATATTACTTCTAAAGATGGTGCAAATAACAATAATGGTCAACAAGAAGGACAATCTGATGATACTGGTAAAGATGGTAATCAGAATAATCAAGATGCCAACAACTCTTCTACGGGGGAGCTAGCTGTTGGAGATACTCTTGAGTTTGAAGGTTCTACTTATACAGTAGATAAAGATGGAAATCTTGTTGATGATAAAGGAAGTATTTTTAAACAAGCTAATGAAGTTTCTGATTGGTTGAAATCTATGGATGTAGATGATAATAACCAAGTAAATGGTGGTCTTAATCTTGCATCTATTCAAGAAGCTCTTGGTGTTACAGTTACAGATTCTGATGGTAAGGCTGTAGAATTTACAGATGATGCAGATGGCGTTAAAGCTTATGTTAATTCTGTAATTGATTTGAAGTCTAATGAACTTCAAACTGCTGCTATTAATAAGCTTTATTCTGATAATCCTTTATTAAAGCAATTTAATGATTATGTTCAACTTACTGGTACTCCTCGTGGTTTTGGTGAAATTCCAGATAGAAGTGGTATTCAAGTTGAAAAAGATAATGAAGCTCAACAAGTAGCTATTATTCGTATGGCTGCTCAAGAATTTGGTAATAAATCTCTTAATGAGAATTATATTAAATATTTGCGTGATAGTGGTGGTCTTTATGATGAAGCTCGTAATCAACTTCAAGCTTTAGCTGAAAAAGATATTGCTGTTCGTAAAGAAATTGAAACTAGAGCTGCTACTCAACGACAAGAAGAAGCTGAAAATGTAGCTAATTATTGGAAGAATGTTAGTAATGTTATTGACGGCAGAATGATTGCTGGATATAAACTTCCTGAAAGTTTTACTAAGGAAGTTAATGGTCAAAAAGTAGTTATTACACCTAATGACTTTTATAATTATCTAAGTAAAGCAAGTGAACAAGATGCTGATGGTAACAGAGTTACAGGTTATCAAAAAGATTTAAGTAATCTAAGTGATGCTGATTATTTAAATCGTGAATTACTAGATGCTTGGCTTATGTTTACAGGTGGTACTTATAAAGATTTAATTGATATGGCTGTTAAAGAAGATAAAGTTCGTCAGTTAAGAGTTAAGTCAAAAGAACAACGTACTGCAAAATCTGTTAAGATTATAAGAAAAGCAAGTAGTAAAGCTGATATTAATGATATTATTCTTTAATATCTTATTTTTATTGTTTAATTTTATATTAATTTATTATGTACAAACTTAGAGAAGTATCTCGTGGTAATTATGATGACCGTGGTTATTCTAATGAAGAAACCATTGCACATCTAATGCTTGCTAAGCCAGAAGAAATTAATAATGTTCTGACTTATACTTATGGTATGGATGATGATCGTTTTCCTCTTACTTTTCTTACTGAAGGTCAAGGTTCTACTGGTGTTGTAGATATTGCTACTGTTCAGTGGACTTGGAAAACTATGGGTCGTATGAAGTTTAATGATTATGTTCTTTATTTTAATTTAGCCAATACTACTCCTGGTAAAGGTGGTGCTGTTTTTGAAGTAGAATTTAAAACTCATTGGCTTATTGAACAATATGGTTTGATTGCACCTGATGGTGTTACTCAAGTTCGTATTATGAAAGATCTTGGTGAAGGTACTCATGGTGGTTATCTTTATCGTTTGAAGCTTACTAATCCAGATCCTAATGCTTATGTTGATCCTGAACATCTTAAGCAAGGTAAATATTGGTCTATGACTGCTCCTACTATTAGTGAAAGTTACAGTAAGGGTAATCGTTCTAATGTTATGGGTCCAGGTAAGATGCAAAGTCAACTTGAGTTCCACCGTTATTCTAAAGAAATTGCTGGTAATATTTCTAATGTTGTAGTTACTTATGAATTTAAGACTAAGAGTGGTGGTACTACCAATCTTTGGATTAATGAAGAAATGCGTCAACATGATATTACTTGTCGTATTATGGATGAGGAACGTCTTTGGCTTGCTGAATATAATAGGGATGTAAATGGTGAAATTAATCTTATTGATCCTGATAATGGACAGCCTATTCCTCATACTGCTGGTATGATTCAAATTTGTCGTGAATCTAATTACGACACTTATGGAGAGGTTCTTACTTTGAATAAGATTGAACGTACTATCGGTGATATTCTTGATAAGGATACTGATACTGGTTCTATGGAAGTAGTTCTTATGGGTGGTAAAGGTTTTATGGAAGATTTCGACCAAGCTATTCGTAATGATGCTCGTTCTGAAGGTTTTGCTACTCCTCTTGGTGATAAGATGATTGAAGATTTCAATGGAGGTCTTTCTTATGGTAAGTATTTCCGTCGTTATAAGACTGTTGATGGTCATGTAATTACTGTTCAACATCTTCCTTTCCTTGACCATGGAACTCTTGCTGAAAATGCTAAGGCTAATGGTATGATTCATCCTCGTTCTGGTCGTCCTATTACTTCACATCAAGCATTCCTTATTGATATGTCTACTTATCAAGGTGTTCGTAATGTACGTAAGGTTCGTCAAAAGGGACAAATTTATAAGTGTGGTGTTCTAAAGGGTCTTACTGATATTCCTGCTGCTTGGGGTTCAGTTCCTACTAATTCTATTTCTACTGATGTTGATATGTCACGTTATGAAATTAAGAATAGTTATGGACTTCAAGTAAATAACGCAACTAAGATGTTGCAATTAAAGTGTGTAATTTAAAAGTATAAATCAGATAAATAATAAAACTATGCCTCTTAATATTCCTACTACTAAGGATGACGCTGATAAAGTTCAAAGTCAAGTTGAAAGTAAACCTACTGCAAGTGCAGAAACGTTTGAAGAAGATTTAAATAAAGAATATGTAGATAAGCGTACAGTTACTATTAGTCTTGTTCATAATTATTCTAATTATCGTAAAGTTAATATGAAAGTTCTTGGACAACGTAAAGAGACTATTGGTAGTTCTATTACTTCTTGTCGAGTTCTTTCTTCTAATCGTGGTGAAGTAGAAGCTTACTTCCCTGCACTTATAGGTCTTTCTCCTAATAATCCTGATTTTATTACTCGTGTAAAAGGTTGGCTCAGTAATATTCAGTTTATTGTTAATGATAATGATAAGAGTTTAGATATTTCTTTTGTATATAATAAGAAGTCTGATTATCTTGATTTTAAAAGAAAAGAAGAAGCTATTGACGCAGAATATGCTAAAACTGATAGAGCTAATACAGCTCAAATTAGAGAAGCTGTTAAAAAGAGAATAGATTCTCTTAATACTCTTGAAAGTAGTAAGTATAAATATGGACATCCTGTTAATCTTCAAGATTATTTGATGTATCGTCATTGTCTTCTTTATCGAGATGTAGCTAAAGATCCTGCTTTGATTAATGCTGATCCTAATCTTCGTTTTTATATTAAAGATGAAGCTAAAGAAGCTGAAAAGCAAAAACAACTTACTCAAGAACGAGTTAAAGCTATGCGTAACTTTATTGAACTTAATGCTTCAGAGCAAAAGTTTAATGCAGTATATATTGCTATGGTTGCACTTCGTAACGAGAATGTTGCTGAGGCTCTTCTTAAAGATAGGAATGAAAAGACTTCTAATCTTATGGACTTTGTAAATAAGTCACCTGATAAGTTTAATAAACTCATTGCTGATAAGAATATTGTTACTAAAGCTCTTATTGAAACTCTTATTGTTCGTGGTGAACTTATTCGTGCTGAGTACAATCAACAAATTTCATCCGCAGATGGTAATTTTATTGGGTCTAATATGAATGAAGCAGTAGCTTATTTCAATAATCCTAATAATAAAGATATTCGTACTGCTTATGAAAATAAACTAAAAATGTTTTAATTTAATATTAGAACTATGAATATAGCTGAAATGCACGTGTGGTTTCGTCAATATGCTCAACAAATGGGTTTACAAAATGTTCGTGCTATCCTTCCAGAGCAAATTGACTTAGTTATTAATACGAGTATTACAGATATAGTCAATCAAATAATCACACAAAATATTGGTGTTACTAATGACAGAATTATTACTGATAATTCTAAAATTAGTCAAATAAATGCTTTAAGGTCTTTATATAAAACTATCGAAAGTGATTTAAGCGATACTACTATATGGACTAACGTAATAGAAACTCCTATTAGATCTATATCAGCTGATATAGCAAAAATAAAAGGTATTAATAAAACTTTTGATTATTTGTTTTTAGTAGATTTATCTATTAGGTATAGTTATTTATACAATGGTAGTAAAAAATTATCTACTAATTTATTTCCTGTAAGACTTATAGATGATAGTTATTTAGCTGATACTTTAAATGATTTTATATTGCGTCCTAAATTACGTTCACCTATAGCAGTTATAGCTAATGAAAAATTAGAAGTTTATTATAAAAATGATTCTGATATTAGAGCAACAGAATTAACACCTTATTATTTAAGAATATCTTATATTGCTAAACCAGCTAAAGTAGCATATTTAGCAGATCTTGGAGGTACTAATGTAGATTGTGATTTACCTGAATATCTTCATGTTGATATTCTTAAACACGCGGTTGATTTATATCGAATTGCTGTTAGTGGTCAACTTCATAATTCTCAGCAACAAGCTCAACCACAACAACAAGGTCAAACTCAACAACAAACTCAATAATAAAATTTAATAAATTATGAAGCAATTACTTCTTTTAAGTAGCGATGTATATCCTTCAGAACTTAATGCTTATGATGTAACGAAGATTCCTGTTGGTCAAATTGCTGTTATGCAAAATGGTAGTATTGTTACTTCTGTAGCTTCACTCAAAGATAAAAATTTTACAATTCTTTATCGTAAAAGTAAAGATACTCAAGTTAAAAATTTTGATGTAGATTATAACAGTCTTAGTATTGTTAAATCTGTATCACAAGCATCTAAAGCTAAGAAGATGACAGTTACTGTTCCTGCAACTGTAGCTAAGGAAACTTACGCTTTTACTATTGTAAAGAAAGGTAAAACTTTTAACGAACGTATTAATTATAGCTATTCTGAATATGCTAAAGCTGATGGTAAGCAAGCTGATGTAGCTGCTGCTCTTGCTAAAGTAGTTAATGCTAATACTGAAAATACAGGTGTTAAAGCTACTGTTTCTGCTGATGTTATTACTCTTGAAAATGTAGTTAATGAAGATTTTAATGTAGTTAGTGAACTTTGTACTATTGCTACTATTCAAGAATTTGCTCCTGCTATTCTTGATGCAGCTTATGTAAAAGATTTAGCTCAACGCTGTATTGCTGGTAAAGGTATTCAATATCTTGCAGAAGATGGTAAAGAACTTTATCCTGGTTATCCTGAAGCTGTAGCAGATGGTTATTATGCAATGTATACTCTTCGTTTTGCTAATAAACGTGCTGCTAGTAGTCAACATAGTGATAATGTTTATCAACTTATTCATGTTGTATTCCCTGTTAAAGCTGTAGAAGGTTCTGGTACTGGTACTGCTACTACTAGTGTTTTTGAAAAATTAATCAATAGTGGTGTTCCTGTTCCTCCATCTAGTGATGTTACAGACAAAACTAAAAGTATTATTTAACTTAATGATTAATAATTAGCTCTCTTTATAAAAGAGAGCTATTATTGCTTTTAAAGATGAATGACCTACAATCAATTAATGATTTAATTAGTAGTGCAGTTAAAGATTCATCTTATATCACAGTTATTATTTCTAGTTGTGTTTTTCTTATTTATACAGCTATTGTTAAAATTGTTGATATAGTTAAAGCTAAAGACAGAGCCAAACCATTACTTGAAATGGCAAATGCTGTCAAAGAAATTAGTCAAAATGTAGTTAAACTTAATACTGTTTTAGATAAAACAATTAAAGATTCTGAAGCTAAAGAAATTAGTAGAATAAACCAAGTGATAAATGTTTCATTTGATAGTTTTAAATCTTCTGTATTAGATGAATGTATTGATATAATTATACATAATAATATAGAAACTAATAGAGAAAGTATTAAACAAACTATTTATAAATGTGTAAATACTGAATACTATAAAGTTTATTCTATTTTTTCAGCTTATGAACATGATGATGTTAATGTTTCTACTAGTATAAAAGAGGAATGGATTGATGATACTACTAGTGAATGTCTTCAGATAATATATAACGGACAAGATTCTGTTAGTCGTATAAGACAATTAAATAACAAACTTAATATTATTACTGAAGAATATTCTATTTATATTAAAAATAAAGTATTTAACCATTAATAAGATGTTCTTATTATTATGAATGCTGATTATTAAATATTTAATTGTTCTACTAGAATTACTATAGTTAGTAATTTTAGTAGAACTTTTTTGTTATTAAAATTATAATTATTATGTTTAAACAACTTTGTAAAAATCTTATTGATAGTTTAGGTGTTAATACACTTATAGGAACTAGAGTTAAATCTATATTAGATTTTATATCTAATGATAATGAAGCAACTAATTATAGAATTAAAGAACTTCAAAATGAAACTATTATAAATACAGATGTTATTGATAAATTAGTTAATTTAAATAATTTTGCTACTAGTGAATTTACTGAATGTACAGAACCTAGTCATAAAGCTACAGCTCAAAAAATTTATATAAGTGAAAGTGTTCAAAAAATACCTATATTAAGAAGTATTACAATTAAAATATCAGCTGATGCGTCAGATACTAATCCTATAGGAATTACACTTACAGATAAAACTCAGAGTATTATATTTGGTAAATCTAGTAATTATATAACGCAAGCAGATAATAAAAATAAATTTGTTACTTGGTATTTTGATTATGTAACTATACCTAGTGGACAACTTAATATTTTATTTAAAAATAAAAAAGATGAATTACATTCTTGTCGTTTACATGCTGCTGTTAAATCTGAAAATGTTATTTGTGTAAATAATGATGCTGAATATAATAATATTTGTCCAGCTTTAGGTATTAATAAATCTATTAATAATGATTAATGAAAAACTTATAAATAAAGATATAGTTAAAGTTACAAATATTATTTTAGAAGTTGAGTCATTAGGATATATTCCTAATACTAAAAAGTATCTTAAACTTAATAAAAATATTATTTGTAAGAAATTAAATAGATACAATACTATATTTAATTCTGTATTTAGACAGAATGTAATACACTTTTATAATAAATTATAAAGAATATGGAAATAATTAATGCAAATCTTTTATATCTTTGTATTCCTAAAACTTGGAACAATACATATTATAAACTTTTATATTTACTTGCTGAAGAAGGTAAAGATATAATAGATGATTGTAATTATATTTGTTCTAATAAAGGCAATAATGTTTTTACTTGTTGGAATCTTTTTCAAAGTGCTATTGCAGCAAATGAAATAGGTGAAAATAAAAAAGCTAATTTATTTATTAATTATATAGATAAACAATTAGATTATTATAGCAAAAGTAAAAATATTATAATACCTAATATTGATGAAAACAAAGAATATCCTAAAATAAGTATAGAACCTAATGATGATGATACTTTTACTGTTGTATTAGAATATAAAGATAAACAATCTATTATTAAGTTTTCTACTATTGAAACTCCAGTTATATATTATGGAAGTAGTAATACTAATATAGCTAATGGTGTAGATTTAAAAATACTTACTAAAACAGATAATAGTATATTTAATAAAAATATTACTATTGAAACAACTAAGTTTGATAAATATATTTGGTTTGTTTCTACAGTAGAACTCACATTTACTTGTGGTAATATTCCTGTAACTTTAAATCAAACTAATATTAATAATTTATATTATTATAATACAGATGCTTTAATTGCTGGAAATGATAATGTTTTTATTATAAATAAAAAATAGTATGGAAACTAAATATCCTAATACTCTAGTTTCTTCTAGAGAAGATAAAAAGTTAGTTTATGGTAATGATGTTTATAGTAAATATTATGGTAAATCTATTGAAGATAAAGTAATGGATTTAGATAATGAACATTATACTATAAAAAATGATATAAAAACTAATAAAGAAGATATTAAACATATAAAAGGTACAATAGAACATATTACTGATGTTATGTCTACACAATATTATACTAATACAGAAGTAGATAATAAATTAGGTAATATTATTGAAAATACTTGGTGTACTAAAGAACTTTTAAATTGTTTAAATAATAATGATACTCATAAATTATATGTTGGCAGAATAGATATTCCTAAAACTATAAGTAATGTAAATTATTTTACTACAATTACTATAAAATTAGCTAAAGATTCAACTAATAGTAATTCTTTAAAAATAAGAGTATTAGATACTGAAGATAATTTTATAGCTGATAGTAGTAATTATATAATACAATCAGATAATATAAATAAATATGTAACATGGTATTTCGATCCTATTATAATTCCTCAAAATGGTGTTCATATTAGATTTATAGATTTAAATAATAAATATGACTATTTACGTGTTCATGGAAGTATGGATGATGTAGGTATAACTTGTTTAGGTATGGATTTACAAGTTTATGCTATGTGTCCTGCTATAGGCTTTAATGTAACACCTTTAGTTCATTTAGATTTATATAATAAATTTGTTTCACTTAATGTTTAAATTATTATGGCTAAAAAATCTTCTTCTACTCCTAAAAGTCAAAATGGTACTAAAATTACTCGTACTAACAGTCCAAAACCTTTAATTCCTAAAGCTGGAGTAACACATTCTGGACAAAGATCTTATTAATATTATGGAACATTTTAGTATAAAGTCTATATGTTTTGAAGAATGTAAAGAAGAATCTTCACGTAATCATCGTTATGATGATGAAGACGAATATGATAAATATTCATCTAAACGTAAGAATCGTAGAGATTACGATGATGAAGATTATGATGATTACGATGATGATTATAAGCGTTCATCTAGACATTCTTTTCCAAGAAGCAGATATTAATAAATTGTATATCTAAAAGTTTCTAATATGAAAAGAGATAGTCTTGATAGTTTTGATGTTCTTCCTGAAGATATGATTAATTATCTTCGTTATAATGGTAGACATTTTAATCATAAACTTTGTAGTTATGCAGTTTCTAGAATGAAATCCAAAGTTTCTTCTACGGGGGAGCTTAAATCAATCACTCCTATCACTAAAGAAGCTTTAGATGCTAAACTAGATGATTATAATATAAAACTTAAAGAAAATCAACTTTATGATTATGTTTATGTAGCTAATATGTGTAAAGCTGATTTTCTAGGTAGTAGTATTGATGATGAAAGACATCTTTGTTTATATGTAAAAGATGTTATAGATGATCCTGATGGTTATGATGGACTTGTATTTAATCGTTGGTATGCTGATATGTGTAGACAAGGTATTCCTATAGATTGGCATGAGTTTATTTAATAGTTGTAAAATTAGTAGTAATAATAGTTGAAAAACTGTTATTACTACTTTTTTATTTCTACTATTTGTTCTTATAGTTAATTAAACGTAATCATTTTGATGATTAAATATAAAATAATATATTTGTTTATGATAAAATTATATATAATCTAATTAATTAAATTATGATAGAAGAAGTTATTAGCAATATAGTAAATACAACTATTGCTAGTTTTGATTTTCCTTATTGTGTTATTGTTAACCTTTTAACTTATCTTACTATTAAATATATTAGTATTCGTAAACCTAAATGGTTTGGTACTTGGAGTAAACGTTTAGTATTTTTTATAATTTCTATTTTAGTTGCTATTGTTTATTGTTCTAGTGGTAGTGATTATAAAATTATTTTTAATTCTATTATTCTTGCTCCTGTATCATGGTCTTGGATATTTAAACCTATTTGTAATAAACTTAATATTGGTTATAAAATTGATAAAGAACTTCATGATATACTTTAGTTCTTGTATATTTTTATTTTAGATTTAAGCCAGTTTATCTTATAGCTTATAACTTAATCAGTCAATTATAAAGAATGGCTTAAATCGAAGATATACTATGAAATTCGTAATGTTTACTTGAATTTATAACTTTGACTAAAACTAATTAGCTCCCCCGTAGAAGAGTATTATAATGCTCTAATTAAATATAATTATAAACTTAATATTAATAATATGGCAAGTATTGCAATGTTAGTTAGTGAATTTGCTCATAGTTTAAAGCAACCTAATAATAAAGCTTTACGTCAAAACATTAAACAACTTATTATTCATACTCGTAATGAAATTATACGTAGAAGTTATGAAAATCATGGATATGTAGATAAAGGTTTAGTACAAAGATTTAAAGTTTCTCTTATTGATGTTTTAGATGGTGAATTAGAAATTCCTAATGATTTAGAAGATGTAGATATTACTACAATAAAGCGAACTAAAGATAAAGTTCCAAGACCTGTAAGACTTACTAATAATCTTCCTTTTGATAGAGTTAGTAGTATAGGTTTTAAAACAAATAAAGAATTTCCATTTATTAAAGAAACTAGTGCTAGATTTAGAAGTTCAGTTCCTGGTTTATGTGGCATTCCTTGTTATGATTATATAAATGGTTATATTTATATTTTTCCTACTAATAATAAACCTATAAATATTAATAATATATGTATTGAAAGTGCTTTTGAACATCCTAATGAAATTCAAGAACTTAATAAAGAAGTTGATGAAATGCAATTATTTATGGATGAAAATGAATGGTTACTTAGTGAAGATATGATTGGTCAAATTAAAGATATTATTTATAAACGTGATTTACTTAGTACTGTTAGAGAAACAAATGAAATCCCAAATACTATAAAATATAATTAATAAATTATGGCAATAAAAAATGTACCAGTAGGTGTTAGGCATTATCATAGAAGTATGCTTAATACTTTTAGTAAGAAAAGAGAAGAAGCTCTTACAAAACTTAACGAACTTAATAAAAAAATTAAAGTTGAACATGATGAGATTAAATCTAATCTAAATGTATATAAAGACATTTGTGGTGTTAATCTTTTAGATTATGATGAATTTGTAAATAATAAATATAATAATGGTAAGTTTTTAAAACTTACTAAAGGTATGTATATAAATCGTTCTAATAATTATGAATTAGTTAGTGATTTATTTAATGTTCATACTTTAGCTATTCATCAAAAACAAATAAATGAACTTGAAAAAGAAGTAAGTTTATATGATAAATGTCTTAAACTAAAACCTAATGATTATTTTAAAATTCTTCGTACTTTTTATACTGAAGTTCATAAACAAATGATTGTTAATGGTTATGGTTATGCTTATACTGGTCGTTTAGGTTGGATTTGTGTTAATCGTGTTGTTATTAAAGGTCATCGTAAACAAGTTCTAGATTGGCAAGCTACTAAGAAAAGAGAAGCTGAACTTAAAGCACAAGGTAAACGTATTTATAATAAAGAAGAAGCTGAATGGTGTGCTAGAAATGGTATAGAATATAAAGCTGAAGATAAACGAGTTTATATGAAACCAGAATCTTATTATGAACTTTGTTTATGTAATTGTCAACTTCCTAATGCTACAGGTTTTGTTCCTGAATTTGTAGATTATAGAGCTGCTGGACTTAGAGGTAAAACTAATCAAGATTTAATCAACGATTGTCATAATAATGTTGAAGAAATTACTCAACTGCCTATAGATCTTAAAACTAAAGTTATACTTTGTAATAAAGTAGATCCTATTTTATATACTAAATTTATACGTAATGAAAATCAAGCAACATACACTAAAGATAAGTCGTCTTATTGGAAAAATAGACAATGATTTTAATATAAGTGAATCTGATTGGATACCTAGAGTTGCAGCTTGGGTTATTGATGCTCTTTCACAAATGAAAGTTCTTCCTATGGAACGTAAACGTAGAGTACTTGAAGTTAGTGAAAGAATTGCTCAATTTCCTTGTTGTATTAATGCAGATGAAATTAAAGTTTATGATAAAAATGGTTGTGAAATATCGCAATTAGATAGTAATAGTTCTTGTGGATGTAATATTAATGATAATAATTATAGTCCACAAGAAATTGCTGTTATTGATGATAATAATAAAAGTGGTGTAAACTTTATGAATGTTGGAACTGTTGTTAATAATAGTAATCGTAATTTTGTTCTTCAAGGTAATAATATAGAACTTAATTTTAATACTGATAAAATTATAGTTGAAACTTTAGAAGTAGCTACTTATTATGATGAATATTATGATTGCGAAGTTCCTTATATTTATGATGATGGTTTGCTTTTAGAAGCTCTTGCTTGGTATTGTTTATTTAAATATCTTAGTAGAGGTAGTAAGCATACTATTTATGATTTAAAAAGTACTAACGCTGTAATCAATCCTTATATGCAATGGCAAGCTCTTAAAGTTAAAGCTGCTAATTCTGTTAAAATTAAACTTAATCAAGATAAAGGTTGGCGTAGTTTCTTTTATAATAGTACATTCATTCCAAGAGGTTAAACTATGGCTAATATTGTTCCTAAATTAAATCTTAATAGAACACCTAGTATTATTACTAATAATAGTATTGTGTTTGCTAAAAATATCAGAATCGATATTGATGGTAGTATTCATAAAGATTATGGTATAGAATCTTTACAAAATATAAATATGTTTTTTCATGATAATCTTTTAACTAGAATTATATATGATTTTGAAAAGAAAAACACAAGTATAGCTAAATATTATTTAGATATTTTAAAAGAAAGTAATACTACTGATTATTCTATTATAAAAGTAATTCCAGATAATAAATCTTTTTATGTATTACTTAATATAAGTGTATATAATGAAGATAAATATATTATAGTAAAATTTGATGAAGAAGCTGATTCGTTTTATCCTTGTGATTGTAATTGGTCATATAGTGGAGGTGTTATAACTGGTTCTGTTATAAATAATCTTTTAGGTGAAACGATATTAATTATTGCTGAAAAAAATGATAATAAAGATATACCATTAAAATGTATAAATCTTTCTAAATCTTCACATAATGATAATGAAAGTATTTATACACAAACTCCTAAAATACCTATTACTAATCTTATTTATACAGGTGATTTTAAGTTTTCTATACCTAATGGTGTTTATCAATTTTTTATAAGATATAAAATTAGAGATAATTTTTATACTAATTGGTTTCCTGCTAGTAAAGAATTATTTGCTGGTAACAAACATACAACTGATACTATTTTTGGTACTTTCGGTTATCATGTTAATAATATAAATTCTGATAATAGTTTTATATTTACAATTCAGCATTTACTTTATGATAATATTGCTAATTTTGAAAATTTTCAAATAGGTTTTATTGTATCAAATGATGGTGCTATTAAAGGAAGAGCTTGGAAACATTTTTCTTTTAATACTAGGCAAATTAATTTTGATTATAAACCTTCAGAAGCTGAAGAAGTAGAAATTACTGATTTTACAAAACCTATATTTAATGTTTATAATGTAGGTAATGTTTGTTCTTTTAAAAATAAATTATATATTAGTAATTATAAAGAAACTGATTTTAATCAAAAATTACAAGATTATGCAGATAATGTAAAACTTAATATAACTTATAAAGATCAAACTATTGATACTCCAGATAAGGGTATAGTTTATAATGATAAGATATGTATTTTAGATGATGACAACAATATTATAGGTTTAGATTTGAATTATGTAGGTTCTCAACAATTAAATGAATTAATAAAACCTACACTTAATAATGTTCTTCTTAATGCTATAAATGCAAAAGTTCCTTATGAAAAAAAAGAAAATTGTACTTATTATATAGGTGGAGGTTTAGGTTCTACAGATATTGGTATATATTTGAATATTAATAAAGAAACTTGTAAAATAAATAAACCTGATATAATAACTTTACAAGATTATGTTGGTGATGATAATTACTATGATTTAAATAATAATACAGAAGATGATTTAATTGGATCTATTTATGATTTTGTTTATAAATTTATAGCTTATTATAATTTAGGTTATATTGATACACATAATTATAACTTTTTTTCTGCTGGTACTGATAACACTAATGGTTATTTTAAAGAACCAAAAGAATATCTTGTACAACCTAAAACTGAAATAACAACAATAACTATCGGATTAGCTAGTAAAAGTAATTACAATACAGATGACCCAAATACTTATGATACAATAACTATAGATATTAGTATTGATCCATCTTTAATAAGAAATGATACTATTCCTGTTATAAATAATACAACTTTAATACCTTATCAAGTATATAGATTTTATATACATTACATGAAAGATACTGGAGAAATAACTAATGGTTATTTTGTAGATGAAGTAAAAATAAATCAAACAACATATACTTGTGATAAAGTTATATATCCTGTTTTTAATAATATAACAATTCCTGAAGGATATAATGCTTGTTTTTTTACTATAGCTCATGTAAGAAATCAAACTAGTGTTATATATAATATAATAGATAATAATAGTTTTATTGAAGGTACTTGTTTTGAATTAAATACTAGATTGTTTAATTTTAATTCAAATCCTAAAATATATCTTAAAAATAATACAGGTGATAAAGATATAACTGTTGAAGGGGAATATTACAATAGTGCTGATACAGAACATTGTAGATATTTTGGAGCAGAAGGTCTTGTTGTATTTCGGAAAAGTAGTATTGGAAATGATCCTATAAAAGACCATTTAACTGATAAAAAAATTTTTATAGTAAATAATTATAATAATGTTGATGAAACTAATTTAGAGTTAATTAAATGTACTCCTTATATTACAAGTAAAACATATACTAATTATAATAATTATAATTTATTAGGTTATATTTGTTCTATATATCCTTTAAATAGAGAAAAGACTACTACTATATATACTGATGCTTCCAATATATACAAAAAAAGTAATAGTGTAGAATCTATAGATAAATTAAAACTTGTAGAATATAATAAATATAAAGAAACTAATAGTGATTATAATACTAATTTTTTAGGTGATTTAAATATAGTTACAACAAAGCCTACTTTAATATATTCTAATTTTAATTTAAACTATATAGAACTTAGCGAAGATTTTAAATCTAAATATGCTACTTATTATAATAGAAGTGAAGCTGATACAAGTGGTAAGAATAATACAAATGAAACTAAAATTTTTAAATTAACTCCTAGTCAAACTTTAGCTACTGTTTATAAATTAAATTCTGTTTATTATAATTATACTAGAAAAACTTATAATATTTATAATAAAAATGATATTTATAAATTTGATAATACAGTAAGAAGTAGTAAACTTGCAGGTGATGAAGATAGATTAAGTATTTTTGAATTTAATGCTGATGATTATTATAACATTCCTACAAATAGAGGTAAAATTTCAAATTTAATATCTATAGGTGATGTTATACTAGTTCATACAAGAGATAGTATGTTTAAATTTACAGGTAGTAATACGCTTCAATCTAATACTGGAGAAATTCAACAAACGGAAACTGATGTTTTTCAAACAGGTGTTAGTGAAGTTTTTGGTTCAGATTTTGGTTTTGCTGGACTTCAAAATAAAAATGCTGCTATTACTACAGAAGCTGGATATATATTTTATGATGCAGATTCTAAAATTATATATATGTATTCAGGTAATGGTCAAATAGTTAAACTTAGTGATAGTATAGAAAAACTTTTTAGATATAATATACTTAATGATGTAAGTTTCGCTAATGATTATTATAATAATAGATTTTTTACTTGTTTACATTTTAATACTGGTACTATTACTCTTTCTTATAATTTTAATCAAGAAATTAAATCATTTATATCATTACATGATTTTAAATTTAATGAAGCTTTTAACACAAAAACTAAATGTTATTTTATAAGTAATCAGTCAACTAATATTTGTAGAATAGATAAATTTACTTATGGTTTGTATAGACATTTGAGTATTAATGATAATATTTATCCTTATAATAAAACTATTGTTACTGAACATTATTTAAGTAGTAATGGTATGGATAAATCTATTAATGCTGATTTATTCGATTCTATAATAGATATTATTGAAAATACAAACTATGAAAATGTTAAAACTCTCAATTATATTAATTGGAATTGTTCTATCATAAATGATGAATTTCCTATATATGCTGATAATTCTAATCATTTTAATGCTTTAGCATCATCTGATAAAAAATATCCTTGCAAAAGTATAACTATTTATACAGATACTTGTTCAACAGATGAATTAGATTGTAATAATATAAGTAATGATAAAAGTATTCAAGATATAAATCAATCTCCTTATTATAAATATCCTAGATATAATCAAGGATTTTGGACTTTAAATTATTTTAGAAATATACTTAATGCAGATGATAAATTTAATTATTTAAATCAAAATTATGATAATAGATTAGAAGCTACTTATCGTTCAGATAATAATTCTCTTATAGAAGGTAAATATTTTGTTGCTAGATTTACTTTTGATTATAATAAAGATTTTAAATTTGAAACTATTAATTTTAATTACGATACTAAATTATGAGATATAAATTAAAAAATGGAGGCAAAAGTCGTCCTAAAGCTTTATTTGGTGTAGATGGTGCGATTAATGCTGCTGCTACTTTAGCTGCTGCTGGTATGACAACTGCTGCTACTCTTAAAGCAGCAAATCAGCAATCTAAAGCTGTTGAATCTTCTGCTAGAACACAAGCAGAAGCTATTAAAGCTCAAACTGCTAATAATACTGATCTTCAAAAAGAAAGTATTAATTTTCAAAGACAAATAAATCAAGAAAATAGACAACAACAACAAGATATTCAAACTACTCTTCAACTTATGGCTGGTCAACAAAATATGAATGATAGGCTTAAAGCTACTCAAGAAGTTGCTAAATATGGTGGTAGACCTAAAAGAAAAAAGTTGTCTAAGATGACTTCTGATATACCTTCCTACGGGGGAGCTAGAATACCTTTCCGTGTTACAGATGGTGGTGGAGTAATTCCAATTCAAATAAATGATGCAGGTTATGGTTTGTATGAACTTTATGGTAATGATCATGACCATTATCACAAGACATCTGGAGGTAAATACAAATCAGGTGTTGGTATTAAATTTGCTGATGGTAGTACAATAGAAGGTGAAGGAAATCAAAATACTAAACAAGGTGAATTACTTTATGTAACACCTTATGATAATATGTTTATATCTAAACATGATATTAAAGGTTTTAATCCTGCAGAAGCTGTTAATGAAGGTATGAATCCTCAATATGCTTTTGATATTCAACAACAACTTAAAGCTATTTATGGTATTAATGATGATGGTAGTAAGATTGATAAATCATCTTATAAACAAATGGCTAAATGTGGAGGACATTATAAACTTAAATGTGGTGGTCGTATTAAAAGAGTTAATGGAGGTTTTTGGCAAAATCATGCAGGAGCTACTTATAATGCTGTTGGTAATTTACTTGGTGCAGGTATTACAGCTATAGGTAATGGTATTGCTGGTCGTAAACTTTCTAATGCTTATAATAATGCTGGTAATATATTAGCTGATGCTTATTCTCAAATGCATGGAATAGATTTATCTGAAATAAGTAAAAGTGACTATACTCCAGCTCATGTTATGGCAATTGTTAGTAATGCAGATACTAATATAAATCCTCAATTAGAACGTATTCGTAGAGATGCTGCTGCTCAAACTAAGCAAGTAAATAATTCAACTATGAGTTCTGCTGCTAGACAACAACGTCTTGCTGGAATTAATGATAGAAGTTTACAACGTGCTACTGAGCAATATGCTTATAAACAAAATGAAGATCAAAAAATTCAACAAGCTAATGCTGAACGTATTCAACAAGCTAGTGCAACAAATGCTCAACTTGATTCTCAAGCAAATCAAGAATATGCTAAATCTAGACTTGCTTTAATGCAATACAATAATGATATTGAAAATAGTAAGATTGCTGGAGCTGCACAAGCTAGAGCTGATGCTATGACACAAAGTAGTACAGCTAGTGCTACAGCTTGGCAAAATTCTATGAATGCTATAGGTTCTGCAATAGCTAATACAGGACAAGGTTTTGCTTCATCTTATGAAGCTATTCGTAAATCAAATGATGATTTTGCTAATACTTATGCTGGATTGGGTAATGAACAACAAGTTAAAGCTGCATTACTTCGTTATGAAAGAACTGGAGATGATAGTTATATTAATAGTTTGTTAAATAGTAATATGATTAGTGATTCAGAAAGAGTTGCTTTAAATAGAGCTAAAGCTAATAAAATTAGAATAAAAAGAAATAAATTAAGAGCTACTCCAGGTAATATTTTACCAGATTATACAAATAATAGTAGTAATCCTAATTATTATGCTTAATATTATAAATATAATACAATTATGCCAACTATACCTACAATGAGTTTAAAAACAGCACCTATACAATTTGCTGAATTTAAACCTGTACAATATACTCCTCAAATTGCTGATAGTACTCTTTTAGCTAAATCTTTATCAATGCAAGAAGCTAGAGCTAAAGAAGCTAGAACTACTTTAGGTAATACTGATACTTTATTAAATGGTATTAGAAATGCTATTAATCCTGAAGAATATACTTGGTTTGAAAATCAAGCTAATGATATTAGAAAAAAAATAGATGATCAAATAGCTTTAGGTAATACAGAAACTGCTATTAGATTTGCTCAAGAAGCTGGAAGAGATTTAGCTAGAAGTATTGATATGAATAATAAAGTAAAAGCTAATGCTATATATCAACAAGAACTTAATAAAATTAAAAGTGGTGCTTATAGTGAATTAACTAAACGTAGATGGGAAGATACTAACACTTATTATGATAATGGTACTGGTAATTGGAAAGCTGAAAACTTTATTCCTGTTAAAGATATTTCTGTATCAGATGTTTGGGCTAATGCTGTAGCTAAAACACCTACTAGAAGTAAATCTTCAGGTGGTAATAGAAGCAATACTAAAGAAACTACAGTAGATAATGCTGGTAGACCAATTAAGGCTTTTACTAAAGAAACTGTAAATGGTAAATCTGATACTATTATTAATAATAACGTATTAGGTGTTGCTAAAACAATTACTACTAGTAGTAATTGGTCATCTGGTTATAATAGTAAAAGTAAAGAAGATATTATGAATATCTTTAATGATTTAATGAGTGACCCAAATATATATGCTGGAGTTAAACAACAATATGATAATTTAGTATGGCTTTATGATAAAAGTACAAGTATTATTAATAATCCTAATAGTACACCTGAACAAATAAAGCAAGCTAAAACTGATTTAGATACAGCACAAGCTTCATTAGAAGATAAAGATGGCTTTCTTCATAAAGATGATAATTATTTTAAAACTTGGGTTCAAAAACAAGCTAATAGATATGCTGAACATAGTAAGTTTTATAATACTTCAAGTAGTAAAGGTAGTAGTTATGGAGAACATTACGGTGATGTGTTTACTAATATAAATAATAATAGAGCTGAAAATTATGTAACTGACTTATCTCCTGCTGCTGATGGTATTGTACCAGGTCCTAATCGTTCTTTTACTGTAGGTACAGTTTTTCCTAGTAATCAATCTAGCAATCAATCTAATAATTCAGGTAATTTTAATTATAATATTGTAAGTACAGATGCTAATGATTATACTAGTCTTTATGAACAAAATGATAACACAAACTCTAATTAAATAATTAATTTAAAATAAACATATGGCTATATTTAATCCTCAAGAATTACAAGTATATTTTGATACTAGAAATTATGCAGGTGCTGCTGAGTATCTACGTAAAACTCAAGCTAAAGATTATGCTTCTCAATTAACTCTTAATAGTAGAATACATGATCTTGAAAAATTAGCTGCTAAACAAAAATCTATATATGCTGATTTAAATAGTGACCAACAACAAGCTTATGATTTTATGTCAGCTATGCTTGGTGATGAAGGGAGTGTACCTAGAACTAGAGTTTATAAAGAAAATGGTCAAGAAAGACAACAAGTAAATATTTATGGTACTGAATATTTAAATAAAATTAATAATTTAAAAAGTAATGATGGTAATAATATACATCGTATAGCTATCGATATAGAAAATGATGATGATTTACAAGCTTTAAGTAAAAGTTTAGGATACGGAAATATTTATGATAATACTTTAGGTATATCTGTAGTAAATTTAGGTAAAAATAAAGGTAATAGATTGATTATAGATAGTTCTAATAAAAATCTTTATAAATTATTATCTGCTACAAATAAACTTAGTGATAAAAGTGGTTGGGATATATTTAATAATATAGGTAATGAAGCTACTAAATGGGGTTTAGGTACTGGAGCTATAGGTGCTACAATTGGTTCTGTAGCTCCAGGTGTTGGTACTACAGTAGGTGGTGCTATTGGTGGTTTAGGAGGTATGCTTGTTGGTACTGTTAAAGGTGGTATAGATGAAATATCTAATGCTATTTATAGAAGTAATAAATACAAAATTAGAGGAATAGATATTGATGGTAAAGTTTATAATGATGGAGATTTTAATTATGGAGATTTACAAGACGCTATTGAAATAGGAGATAAAGCTAATGATATAATGGAAGATGTTAAAGCTACTAAAACTAGACAACAAACTTTTGTAGCTGAAAGCGTTGTAAGTAATTTTTTAGGAGCTGGTCACGCTGAAGCTTATAAGCTTTATCAACAACATAAAATAGATTTTGATACATATAATAAAATAGAAGCTAATTGGAAAAAAGCTTATGATACTCTTATAAATCAAGCTGATTTTACTAAAAAAGAAGTTTATGCTTGGTCTGCTGATTCAGGAGAAGGTGTAAATCTTAAACTTGTAAACAATCCAGATATTCCTAATCTTAAAGGTGAAATTATGGCAGCTATGCATGATAATAGAGTTACATATTCTCTTTGTGTATCTGATGGAGAACTTGGTACTCTTATCACTATAGCACCTAAAGCTCAAAGTGGTGATGATAAAACTGATTGGTCTAAGAAAAAAGGTGAAATTCAAAAACAAATTTGGGTTAAAGGTTTATTTGAAGGTAGTGCTGAAAGAGCATTCGAATCTGATAGTAAAACTAAAGCAGCAAGAGATAATGCTGATATGAAAAAATTTAATTATGAATTATCTCTTGCTAATGGTAAAACAGTAGGATATAAACCTGGAACTGGAGCTTATTCTAAAACTACAGATAAAAATGGTAACACTGTTTATACTAATATAAGTGAAGAAGAAATGATTCACAATCTTAATGAAAACAATATTATAGAAGAAGGAGCATTAACTGCTTTAAATAGTTTAAATAATGATTCTAATAATTATAATACTAGCAATATAATGAACAGAATTAATACTTTAGCTATTTCAGCTACTAATGAACTTTATCCTCAAGGTAGTGCTACTGATACTGAAAGAGAATATTATGCTAATGAAATTGCTAGAACTATGGCAAATCTTGTAGCTAGATATTATAAACTACAAAATCAAGAATAATATGGATGTACAAAGTGTTTTTAACGCAGGTGGTACTGTTATAAAAAATCCAAGTTATACTAAAAAAAATGGTCAACCTGAATATATAACTGTAGCTGATTTAAATAATCCTGTAATACCTGAAGGTAGTAAAACAGCTGATATAATGTATCAAGCTGCTGCACAAGGTAATCAAGATATTTTAGGTCGTAATGGAGAATTAGATAAATATATTGAAAGAGGTATTACACCTACTGATAAAAATATACCAACATTGGATAAAATGTTAGCTGATAGTCAAAGTGCTATAGCTAAATGGTTTAATGGTTTAAGTCAAGCTGTTGTCAGTGAAGTAGGTTTAGGTACTTTAAAAGGTTTTACTGATCTATTTGATTTTGTTACTAGTAAAATATTACATTTAACAGAAGATGATTATCAAAATTCTGCTAGTACTGCTATACAAGAATGGCAAGATTATTTTGATAATAATATAGCTCCTATATATAGAGATGAAAGTCTTAATATACAAAATGGAGGTTTCAAAGATGCAGGTTGGTGGGCTAGTAATCTTCCTAGTGTAGCTAGTACTTTAACTTTATTATTTCCAGCTAAAGGTATTAGTAGTGTAGGTAAATGGATAGGTAAAACTACTAATTTAGGTAAAGCTGCAAGTAAAGCTAGACGATGGGCTACAGGAGTTAATGAAATTCAAGATGCTAATAGACTTAATAAATTACAAATAGCATTAAATAATCCTTTAAATATAACTAAAGCTAATAAAGCAGCTGAAAGTATAACTGAAGGTTTGCTTATGCGTACTATGGAAAATTATCAAGAAGCTAGAGATACAAATATTCAAATGTATCAAGAAGCTTCAGATAAACTTAATAGTATGTCAGATAATGATTATAAAGCTTGGATTGAAAAAAATAAAAATATTTTTGATAAAGACCTTGATGTAAATAATAGAGATAAAGTTGCTAAAGCCATTGCTAAAAAAGCTGCTGATAGAACTTTTAGTATGGACTTTAGTAATGTGATTTTTGATATTATGCAATTACATGGTCTTAAAAATATAGGAAAAGGTGTAAAAGACGCATCAGGTAGAATTGTAAATGAAGCACAAAAAACTAGTTTAACTGCTGCTAAAGCATTTGCAAAAGGTGGTACAGAAAGTGCTAAAAAAGCAGTTGAAGAAGCTGCTAAAAAACCTTTATATAAACGATTTGGTCAAGGTATTTTAGACTATGGTAAATATAATGCTAAGACTATATTAGAAGAAGCTACAGAAGGTATAGAAGAAGCTGTAAACTATATAGCACAACAAGAAGGTCTTACTTATGGTAAAGCTATTCTTGAAGGTAATGCCAAAGATTATAGAGCTACAACAGGTATAAATAGTTATTTAACTTTAGGTATTCCTAATATAATATCTACTTGGAGTAATAGACAAGGAGAAATACATGAATATATGAAAACACCAGAACTTCAAGAAAGTGCTTTTTGGGGTGTTTTAGGTGGTGTTGTATTTCATAATGTAGGTAGTGCTTTAAATAAAGGTAAATTAGCTCTTTATAGAAAAGCTCAAGAAAAAGCTCGTGCTACTAATAGTACAACTGGTGAAAGTATTAGTGATGCTAATGGTTGGTTTAATCTTCTCGAACTTCCTGAAGATAAAGCTGCTCGTGTTGCTATAGAAAAACGTATAGCTAGACTTGAACAAGTATCTAGTGATTTGAAAAATATTGAAAATGATATTGATATTTTTGGACAAAAAGCTGAAGATGGTACATTACCTAAATTTGATGGTGATGTAGAAACTAAAAAAGCATTGGCTCGTAGACGTATTGAAGCTGAATTTAAAGCTAATATAGCTATGGATGCCATGAATAGTGGTACTTATAAACAATTAATTGATTATTTTAAATCTGATGAAGTTAAACAAGCAATGGTTTCTGCTGGTTTAGCTAAACAAGAAAATATAGATAGTTATACAGAAGAAACTGTAAAAGATTTAGAAGATATAAAAAATCTATATGCTAGACAATCTACTCATGTTCTTAATCAAATAGCAGCTTTAAATGCTTCTAAAAAATATGATCAAACTATTCCTCTAGAATATGCTCAAATTATAGCTAAACGTAATGTAGATAGACTTTTAAATATTAAACAACTTGATAGACAAATTGCTGATGTTGAAAGTCTTGCAGCAGAACAAGAAGCTATAACTAGAGAAACTAATCCAGATGTATTATTTGATGAGGCTAAAAATACTACAAAATTAGCTTCTTTAATTGATATGTATGGTAGACTTACTTATGAAGGTAAAGAAATAGATAAGGCTATAGAAGAACAAGGAGCTAATTATAAATTAGATAGACAAAAAGAAAAAAATAATAGACAAAAAGAATTTATAATTAATGGAATAAAACAAACAACTTTAGCTGGTAATGATGCTGGATTATCTGCTGTATTTGCGGCTGTAAAATACGGTAGAAGTTATCGTAAAGCAGATGATGGTACTTATTATCAAGATAAAAAAGCTTTTGAAGAAACAGATGAACAAATATTAAAGGAGGCTAAATCTATATATGATGATGATAGTTCAAATTTAAGTGATGATACTATTATACAATCTGCAAAATCTATGTTAAGTAATGTAGATAACATTCTTGGTAAAAAAGGTTTAGCGAATGTTAATAGTACATTACTTTCACATTATGTAACTATAGGTCAACTTAAACTTCAACAAGATATTGAACGTTCTCAAATATCTAGTACTCAAACTCAAATACAGGATGATGTAGATTGGGAACATAATAATCTTAATGAAGCTCGTGCTAAAATGATTGATTTAGCTACATCTACTGTTATTAAAGCACTCAAACAATATGATGGAATCTTAACTGATAATTATGACAATCTTATAGATACTGTTTATAAGATGTATTCACAAGATAAACAAGAAGCTAGACGTATTGCTGAAAAGTTTATGACAAATGATGGTAGTAAAGGTAATGTAACTGCTTCTGAATTTTTAGATGCTTTAGATGTATTTAATTTTTCTAATAGAACTAATCAAAGTCTTTATGAATATGTTACAAATATAATTGATATGTATAAAATGAGTCGTAATCAGCAAAGAGCTGAAGACACTCTAGAAGATGAGACAAGTTCTACAGAAAATCAAGAACAGATTACAGACACTGAAAATCAAAACTTGAATAATCCACCACAACCAAATAAAGAAAACGACACAGACCAAGCAAATGGGCAAAATCAACCTATAGCACCATCATCAGAGCAACAAGAAAACCAAAACAAAGGTAAAAAGAGTAATGTTACATTTAATATTAATAATAAAGGTAATATTGTATCTATTAAACATACTGGTAAATCCAATTCTTCTACTGCTAAAGTTATAGATAATGGAGATGGAACATATACTCTTGATATTAGTTCTAAACCTAAAAATGCACAACTTAGATATGTTATAGGAGGCTTATTTGATGGAAGTGTTGATTTAATTGATGTAGATGCTGATTGGGTTATTAGTAAAAATCCTATAGTTAAACGTAAAGGTAATGATTATATTATAATAGAAAAAGGTAAAATTAGAACTACTAAATATAATAATATAGATGAAGAAGAATATCAATCTTTTAAGGAATTAGTTGACAGTGATGAAAATTTTAAAAATGATTTATTAAATAATCCTGATAGTGTTAGAACTACTGTTCTAGAAGTTTTAGATACAACAGATGAAGATAAAGCTAATAGCTATATAGAACGTTATCTTGATGAAAATAAAGTTGATTCTAACTCCCCCGTAGAAGAAAGTGATGATACTTTTTTAAGTGATGGCCAAGATACTAATCAAAGTACTCAAGGTACTCAAGATACTAATCAAGGTACTCAAGAAGGTTCTAATAATCAAACACCACAAAACTCTTCTACGGGGGAGCAAGAGTCTAACTCTAGGATAAGTCCTACTACTACTCCTGCTACAACTAATGAACCTGGAAGTACAAATACTCCTTCTACTAGTACTACTAATAATAAAACTAATGAAGATTTAGATGAGATTAGAAGAGGTATAGCTCAAACATTTGGAAAATATATTCCAGATATGAGAGTTAAAGATATAAATTTTGATGAAATTAGTAATAAAGTTGAAAAAGAACTTCTAGATATTAAAGATAGAGTTGGTTTAAGTGAAGAAGAAATTAAAGTTGAAGTAGCTAGACAAAAGCAAATGTTGAAAGATGCTCATGATAAACTTATGAGTTTACAAAGTAAACTTGCTCAAAATGGTGCTAATTTAGCTTTTGCTTCTAAACTTGAAGAAGTTGATACTACTGATTTTAGTTTAATGTTTACTAATGCTGTGGAAGCTTTTATGTCTGAATATAAAAAGATAGTAGTTACACCTACAGTTGATGGTAGACAAGTTGTTAGATTAGAAGATATTTTAAGAATTTGTAATAATGTTTATCCTACATCTGATATTAGTGTTGCTAAATCGATGTATAATGTTATTTATAATTATCTTAGAAGTCCTATTGGTCAAGCTAAATATTTAACTATTGATTTAAATAATGGTAATAAAGTATTAGATAATATTACTAAAACTACTGAACAACTTCAAAAAGAAGTTGATGAACAATATGATCCTTTTAGAGTTAATATTAATGATTTTATAGAACAGGCTTTAATAAGTAATGATGATGTTAAAGATGAATATTTTAAAGCTTTAAATTCATTGAATACAGGTGATGAACTTGATATGCTTGCAACTGATAGAGAATTAATATTTAGACATGGAAATGTTACTATAGGTAATATGCCTAAACCTAAAATTAAAGGTGATACTTTTATTCAAATAAATGAAGGTTGGATTACCGATGTTAAATTAGATAATAAAGGTGATGTTGTAAGTTCTCTTAAACCTATATTTGAAGATATATTTTTAACAGATACTAGTGCTCATAAAGCTTTAAGAGAATTATTAATAAAAAATGCTATACTTGATAGAGGAAGTGAAAATTATAAAACTGAATTTGATAGTTTAGTTAAATCTTTTAGTAATAATTTTGTTATTAAACAATTAGTTGAACAAGCTAGAAAAGATAAAGCTAAAGGTGAACATAAAATATTTATTAATGATGCCAGTGGTATAATAGACTATGATAGATTATTAAATCATCTTACTAAACTTTGGAATTATACTCAAGCAGGAAATAATGCAAATAGTAAAACCGAAGCTGAAGATAACATTAGAATTAGTTTAAATAGATGGTTTAATAATTTATATAAAACTTATAATACTACTTATAATATAACTAAAGATAGTAAAGTCAAAATTACAAAATTAAATGAAGGTCAAATTAATAGAGCTGTAGAAAAAGATGATTTAAATACTGTAGAAAATTATGATAAATTACCTTTAGTTAGAGATGCTGTAGCAAAAAAATTTAAATGTAAATTAGGTATTGTTGAAACAAAAGAAACATATATTGATATAGCTGGAGATAATGCTTTTAATGTAAAAAAATGGACAGCTAATAGTACATTAATTGCTGTATTTAGTAAAAATGAATTACCTGATTATATTAAAGCTATTGGTGTAAAATTATCTGAAGCTAAAAGTTTAGGTAATAATAGTATAGTAGGTTCTATAGCTAGAGCTTCTATGATACATTTACAAGAAACTTTTCAAGAATATATAGATAAAAAAGGTTTTGGTGATATAAATAAAATAGAAGATGTAATAAGAAGTATTATAGCTATTGTAGGTGATGAAGATAGAATACCTTTATTTAGAGCTATTTCTGGTAAATTTTTTATAGAAGACATAAATGCTCCAAATAGTAATGCTAGAGGTATAAGTATAGTTTATAAAGGTAATAACAGAGAATTTAGACGTTTTAGAATTTATACTAATAATAAATATAATAATTCTAATTTTGGTTATAAAGATACTAAAACTAATGAAACTAGTTATTTAGGTGATAAAAATAAAAATGATATAGCTTTTAATGCTGCTTTAGCTTTTTCAAGATTTATAGCAGATACTTGTAATATAAATATAAGTCGTAAAGGTATTATAAATGATAATACAAAAGCTGATATAAATAAAGGTTTTATTACTAGAAAAGATGGTAAATTTAATATTGATATAATTAATAAAACTAAAAATAGTTTTAATCAAGAATTTGATAGTTATAATGATTATATTATTAAAGGAAACCTTATAAGAGTTAATACTAAAATAGGTGAAAACGGCAGTAATTTTACAAGAAAAGGAAATAAACAAACAGCAAATCAAATTTTATATGTATCTTTACCAACAGTAAATGATAATAATAAAAAACTATCTACAACAAATAAAGATATTCAACCCACTTCAGATGCTGATACATTCAATAAAGTAAGACAAATTACAGAAACTAATAAAATATCTGTTGGATTAGAAATATTTCAAACTATATTAGGTGATGAAGCTTATAATCAGTTTAAAGAAATATCTGAAGATTTTAACATATTAAATGATATTCTTCCTAAAAGAATTATGTTTGATGCTAAAATGATAGATAAACAAACTGGTAATAAACGTAGTCCTATTATTGTAACTAAAGTAAATAGAATATCTGATGTTTACGATAAAAAACAAAAGAAAATAGTTAGAAAAAATGTACTTTATGATGATTATCATAAAAAAGTAAATGGTGAACGTATTACTGCAAATATTCCAGCTTCAGAAGTTATGGTTATCGGTAATTACTTTTTAAATCAAGCTTCTTCTAATGAATTAAGCAAACGTAAAGAAATTATTAGAAAATTAATTCATGAACAATTACATGTAAATTTTGAAAATAAAGGTATTGTTAGTTTTAAAACTATGACCGAAGTTGCTGAAATTTATGAAGAATTTAATAAACATTTAAAAGAAGATTTAAATAATTGTGATAAAAATAGTAATAAATATAAAGTTCTTAAATCTATAGATTTTTCTACTACAGGTTATAAAGATGATCGTTTAATAGAAGAATTTATAGTTGAAAGTCTTACTAATCAAACTCTTTTTAAATATCTTAATAGTATTCAAGTTGAAGATGGTAAAGATAATAAAAAAGAAGATACTTTATTTACTAAAATCGCAAAAGTTATAGCTAAATTCTTTGGTTGGAATATAGAAGATAATTCTCTTTATATGAAAGAACTCAACGTTCTTAGAAATTTAACAAGTCGTAAAGAAGGTGAACCATTAGATAAAAATGATAATATAAAAGAAACAAATGATAGTGTTAATAATGAAACTTCTGAAGATAATAAAACTTTAAAAGATAATAAAGATTCAGAAAATAACAAAGATAGTAAAGATGATGAAAATAATGAAGTAGATACTAGTGAAGGTTTTGATATAAATTCTATAAACGAAGATTTAGATTTAGATTTAGATGATGATTATGATGAAGATGATGATTATGATGATAATAATACTAAAAAAGCTTATGGTGCTACTATTGAAGAAGTTAATGTTGATAATGAAGGTTTTAAACCAATAGTTAATCTTGATGTATTCCAAAGTAGATTACCAAATCATTTACAATCTAAATTTAAGCACTTAGCGAGCCAAGGTTGGTTTGAAATTAAGTGCAAGTAGAATTATAAAGCTATAAAAATAAAATCGCTTAAAACGAAAATAAACTTATAATAAAACTTTTAATATATGAATTGTTTTGCTCGTATATCTAGTTCTAAAACTGGTAATGAACTTAGAAAATTAATTGGTGATAATGATGTTCTTTTTACAACTATGCTTCTTGAAGCTTCGGATGTAAATGGTTTTACTGAAGATTTTCAAAAAGTATATAAAGAATCTAATAAGGGTGCTATTGCACCTTTATTAGATCCTAAAACTAAACCTCAAGCTTCTAAAATAGCTAAGGCTATTTATAATTATTATTATAAAAAACATCCTAGTATAGATAGTACTGTAAGAAATCAAGATAGTGATAACAATACTACTCTTTTTGGTTATAGTAGTATTTTTAATAGAGAAAAAGGTAAGGCTCATGTAGCTACTTTTATTCTTGATACTTTTAATAATCTTCAAAATAGTGGAGCAGAACTTAAAAAGAATAAATTAGAATATTATCGTAAACAAGCTAAAAAAGCATGGCTTAATATGATATTTGATTCTATTTCTAAACGTGATAATAAAAAGGTTGATGATTTAAAAAAAGAATATAAGAATGCTGAAGATAAAGCTTCTTATATAAATGAATTACTTGGAGGTAATGAAAAGAATATTACTTATAGTAATTATTATGCTGTATATCAAGAATTATTTGCTTCAGATAAAACATCTCTTAATTATATAAATGAAGTATTTACTAATCCTAATTTAGCTGATGTATATCATCAAATTAAAGGAGATTTAGATGAAGAAAATTCTAAATTAGGAGCACAAGGTAATGAAGAATTAAATGGTAAAAATCCTGAAGGTTCTGAAGTTAATGACGTAGAATTAGATACTAGTATTACTACTTTAAATAATCATATCGGAGTTTATACTTCCTTTATGACTCATGTAGGTCCTCGTATTAGAAATTATTTTAATACTTTAAGAAAACTTGCTAGTCCTACTATAGGTGATTTTGATACTAGTAATGATTATGGTATTGCTGAAACTATGGATGCTAATGCCTGTTCATCTATGCTTTATAATCAAGCTACATTTCATAATGTAGATGATATGATTAAGAGTATTCAACATATAGGTCAAACTGTTTCAGGTTTTGAAGCTTTTGTTAAACTAGCTAAAGATCTAGAAGATAATCCAGATTTTGCTACAGAAATGTTTACTGTATTTGCTAAAACTAAAATAGATAAACTTGAAACTGTAGTTAAAGATGGTATGCCTATTACTAGAATATCTAATGCTTCAGCAACTCCTAGAAATGTATTAGTTTTTGACTTACGTAATGATATTAAAGGTGTTATTAGAGATAATAATGCTTTTGTTATTGCAAGTTATATTAAAGTATTAGATGATAATACAGACGAAGCTTTAAAGAATATTAAAAAACTTTCTGATAAAAATTATTCAGAAAAAGATAAAATTAATTTTAAAAATAAAGCTGATAATACTTTAGGTAAAGCTAAACAAGAAATTATAAGATTAATAAAAACATATTATCCTTCTGTTCAAGATGCAGCTATATTATCTTATATAGAAATGAATAATAATGCTGCTGGTAATACTAAAATACAATTAGAAAATATACAAGCTCTTTCAAAAGATATAAACGATGCTTGTAAAGCTACTGATAGAAGTTATAATGCTTTACAACAGATGACTATACGAGCTGCTAAAATTAAAGAAAATAATGATAATTTGGATAAAGCTCGTAAAAGAGGTGAAATAATTGATTTTAACGAATATCAAAACGAAAAGAGCGTATATTCTGATGATTTTATTGAACCTCAAGATGCTAGTATTCAAAAAATAGTAAACAAATTATTACCTTATAGTATTATTAATACACAACTTAATTCTCGTAATATTCATGGTAATAATACTTCTAACATTATCAATAATAGTTTAATTACTCAAATTGATAAAATGTTAAAAGATAATTATGAAGAAAGAGTATATGATGCTAATGGAAAATTTCTTTATACTAGAATACGTAATAAAACATTAGAGGCTTGGGGTCTTGAAAAACTTAGAAGTAAACAATATAAATATAGTAATATTCTATTAGAACAAACTGATGAAAATGGTAAAGTTTTAAATAGAGGTATTTTTAAATATGTAAATGGTCAATTAGTTATATCTGAAAATGCAGAAAATCTTATTAAATTAAGATTATTTGATGGTGCTGGAAATATGGATAATAATACTAATCTTTCTTATTCTGAAATGACTAGTGGTGATTATCTTCCAACAGATTTTATTAATTTCTTTAATACTAAAACTAATGAAATCAAAGATGTTGCTAATTATTTTCTTCGTACACCATCTGATGCTCCTAAAACTTTTACTATAAGAGCACCTAAATATAATACTCATGATTTATTTACTGTAGAAGATAAAGAAAGTTTTAATGATACAATAAATGATATAGTTAAAACTCATGCTAATGTATTAACTGCTGAAGATTATAATAATAAATATCGTCCCGATTCTAAGAATTTTTATTTTTCTAAACTTCAAACTTATAATATAGAAAATTATTTAACTCCAACAGAAAATACAACTATTCCTATAACAGATGTACGTTCTATTAAAAAAATAGAAGGTACTGAAAAAGAAGATGGTAGTTATGAAGCTTATGTTACTTATGGTGATGACAAAACAGGTGACATAGTAGTTGTAAAAGGTACTATTGAAAAAACTAAATCACAAAAAGGTTATCATCTTATAAATGTTTCTTATGAGGGTACCTTTAATAACACAAAAAATTATGAAAATGGTATTCCTACTAATGTAAGTAGTTATTTAACTAAATATTATCATACTGAATTATTAAAACATGATATTACTATAAATGATAAAACATGGACTAAAGCTGAACAAATAGTAAATGTCAATCATCCTGTTTATAAAATGATTAAAAATCAATTTAAACAAGAAATGCTTGATGCTGCTGTAGCTTTGTCTCATTATTTTAATTTTAGACAAGATGAAGATGGTTATTATAGTATAGAACTTAAAAAACTTCCAAATGATGAAATTTCTAAAGAACCAAAGTTCAAAGAAGGTATGTCTAATACTAAAGGTTATAAATTTTATCATTTAGGTTCTAATGGTACTGTTTTAGAAAAAAATGGAGAAGGTTTTAAACTTGCTGGTAATGTGTTTCATAGTAATAAGTTTACTTTAGCTGTTGAAAGTGCAGATGGTACTATTAGTAAAAAAAATTATCTAGATGAAATTATAAGTAATGATTTAGATAAAAGATATGATGGTTCAATCAATCTTCTCTACGGGGGAGCTATGAGGATAGTAGCTACTCTAGAAGAAGATGGTAATTATAATGTAGAAGATGTTATTTTTAGTGATCTTCAACAAGAGAAAATAAATAAAGCTCTTTCAGATTTTCTTACAGAATATCAAAAACAAGCTATTAATAAAATAGATAGTTATAAAAACTTTATTCAAGGAGTTGATATTACTAGTGAAAATATAACAAGTTTTGCTATTAATAATCTTCTAATGCACTATAATTATGATGAATTATTTGAAGGTAATACTAAATTTTATAAAGATAGTCAAACTATTTTAAAACGTGCTAAAGAATATCAAGGTTCTGGTGTACCTTATGGTATTGCTAATTATAATATTTTTAATAATGAAGATTTATCTGATGTAACAAAACATTCATTTCTTAATAATGGCACTATAGAAGAAACTAGTAAAGATTCTGAAGGTAAAGAAATAATTAATAAAGTTAGTATTCAAGATTTATTTAAAGGTACTTTATTTGAAGGTACTACTCAACGATATGGTTTTAGAGGTGTTACCATTAAAAATACTCAACGTACAAATGTATCTGCTCTTGAAGAACTTGTTAAAAAACTTGTAAAAGATTCAAAAATAGATGAAGAAGCTGCTAGAGAAATTCTTTTTGGTCCTATTGTAATTAAAAATGGTAAAATAGTTAGAGATAAAGAAGGAAATCCTGTTCGTAAAGGTGGTTTTACTGAAACTAAAGTTAATGATGCTCAATCTTATATAACTGTTCAAGAATGGGTTCGTCGTATTTCAGCTCGTGGACAACTTCAACGCTATCTTCCTTTAATAAAAAAAATAATTGAAGCTGATAAAAATCCTGATATTAAGCTTGATGCTAAGACCATTAAAGAATTTGTTCAAGTACAAAAAAATTTTTATTATGATATGCATTATGATAAAAATTATGGTATTTATGTTCCTCGTCAAATTAAAAATGCTGAATTTGTACTTATACCTAGTCTTATAAAAGGTACACAACTTGAATATGTGTATAATATGATGAGAGAAGGCAATATTGACCAACTTAATACTATTGAAACTAGTAAAGCAGCTAATGAAGAAGTTCTTACTATTTGGGATAATGATGCTAAAATTAAAGGTTTAGATGGTGTTGTTGATGAAGATGAAATAGCTAAAGCTACTAGTAAGTATGCTAGACAACTTGAAGAAAATGCTCAAATATATTCTTATAATAATTTATATACTCAGCAAGAAACACCTCAACATATGAATGCTGAAAATAAAGCTGGTATTCAACTTATGAAGAAATTGGTTGATAATCTTCCTGATGATGATAGTGATCTTGGTAAACTTAAAAAAGAATATTTTAAATTATTTACTCGCAATATAGAAGAATCTTTTACTGATTTACTTGATAATTTTGAAATTCCTTATGATGAAAATGGTAATATTGAATTAGATGATCTTAATCATATTAAAAATGTTAATCTAAAAGTTTTTTATAATAAACTTAAAGAAGAATTAATGCGTACAGGAATTGATAGTAACTTAAATGATTATGTTACTATTCCTGAAGGTTCTAGTATACCTAGTATGCCTGCTGCTCTTATGAACAATGTTCTTACTAAGTTTGAATCTGTTGTTCAAAGTTTATTTAATAATAATATTACTAGACAAAAACTTCCAGGTTTTCATGCTGCTCAAATTACAAATGTTGGTTGGAGTCCTTTAAATGAAACTATAGAAGATGTTAGTTACAATAAAACTTTAAAATATCATCCTGAAGGTGAACCTTATATTGAAGTAATGCTTCCAGCATCATTTTTAGGAATAAACAAAAATGATGAGCATTATAAAAATATGACAAATAAAGAAATTATAGCTGAACTTGAAGCTAAAGGTTTAGATATGATTATTGGTTATCGTATTCCTACTGAAGGCAAACAATCAGTATGTAATATGAAAGTTGTTGGTATAACTGATGATGCTTTTGGTTCTACTATTGTTGTTCCTGATGATTGGGTTTCTCAAACAGGTTCTGACTTTGATATTGATAGTGTTTATGGTATTCAATTTGAAACTTATAAAACTAAATCTGGTGAAGTATTTCCTGTAGAATATAAGGAAGCTAAAAATAGAACTAAATATGATTGGTTTAATTATATTCTTAAATTTGCAAAAGATGATAGTTTAGATCCTAATGTTAAAAGTAAAATAGTTGATGCTAAAAATAAAATAAAATCTGAACTTCAAACTGAATTAAATAAATTACAAAATGAAGAAAAAGAAGTTTGGAATAAATTTGATAAAAATGCTCAAAAGATTATTAAACAACGTCAAGATAAAATAACTCAAGCTATAAAAAAACAAGGTCTTGAAGGCGAAGATGCTTATCATTATAGACTTACTAAACTTATTAGTTTTTTAAATAATACTAAAAAAACTGCTAAAAATAAAAATACTAATTTTATTAAAATAATTGATGAAACTATACCTACTATTAAAGCTATTGATGATTTTATAATAACTCAAGAAGGTAAATATAATGAAAAAAGTAAAAAAAGAATAGATAGTATTCTTAATGAAAAACTTGATACATTTAATAATGCTGCTAAAAATGGTGGACTTCTTACATTAGATGACTATCTTAAATCTGAAAATGATTTAAAAGCTAATACTAGAAAAGCTAGAAATAATAAACTTCTTAGTATTATGAAAGAAATTCTTTCAGATCCTAAAACTCTTGAAGAAAATCTTTCTCGTTCTAATTATGATGATTTAGTTCGTGCTTGTAATGCTGTAATGAATCCTAATGTTAAAGCAGCTAGAGATGGTAGAAGTCCTTATAATGTATTTGACCAAATAGATTATCAAGAAGATGCGATGAGTGGTGCTAAACTTAAAGCTTTTAGTGTTACACTTGATACTTTTTGTTCTGTTTGTAATAAAGTTAGACCAACATTAGAAAAACCTGTTTATATTGTTTATAATACAGATGATTATAAAAATCCTCAAGCTATTTTAGATAGATTTAATGCAGGTAAGCTTAAAGATAAAGCTAAAACTTTTGCTATAAAACATAGTACTTATGGGTGGAGCAAAGATAATAGAAATGTAGCAGGTAAAATTCTTACAGCTTATTCTTCTCAAACTACAGCATTTATTCTTGATGCTATCAAAGAAGGAGCTATACCTAATGTTAATGATTATACATTTTCAGTATTTAAAACTCTTGCTAATATAGGTACAGATTATAATACTTCTGTTGCATTTATTATGCAACCTGGTATTGAAGAAATTGTAAAAGCTAATAACAGTAATAAATCTGTTTATTCTACAACTTCTGGTAATCCTATTCATCAAGCTATTAGAACTATTGCTAAACGATTAGAAATAAATGCTGAAGATAATGTTCCTATTACAACAGTACTTGCTTCTATTAATAAAAAATATAATAAAGAATTTAATAAAATATTTAAACAACAAGGTGATGATACTATTACTATTAGTTTAAAAGAAGAAGATACTAAAAATCTTCCTATAATAGCTTCTATGCTTGTTGATAGACTTAAAAACACAGGTAAGTTTAGTAAAAGCTCCCCCGTAGAGAAGTCTTTGTTTGATTTAGGTGTTATACTTAGTTTTAATAAATTACATGATACAGCTAATACTATAGGTGATATAGCTAGATGTTGTAATCCTGATAGATTTGGTGCTAAACAAACTGTTTTTGAAACTCGTCAAGTATTTACTAGTATAGATCAAACTATGTTTAATCAAGAAGTTTCTCCTGATACTGGTAGTATTATTAGACAATTAAGAGAACCAGTACTTTCTGTTAATGGTAAACATATATTAGCATCTATATATCCAGGCAGTGATGATATTAATAGTGATAGTAATGGTATAATTAATAATTTACTTAGAACTAACAGAATTGCTGAAAGTAGTTATCCATCATTATATGCTTTCTTAAAATATGCTTCTGCTACTAGTATTGTTGTTGCTAAAACAATATTTGATACGCAAGATGATGGTTTTGTAAAACTTATAACAGATTTTAAAGATGTACTTAATGGTTATAATCAAACTATTAATGAAGATACATATAATGATTTACAAAAATATGTATTAAGTTCTTTATATAAACAAGTTCCTGCAATTAGATATCTTGTTAATGTTAGAACTAATGATAAAGGAGAAATTGAGATAACTCAAAATATTCCTACAGAAATCGATAAAATAGAAGAAGCTTCTAAAGCAGAAATTACTAGAATTTATGGTTATGAACGTGATAATAGTATTTCTATTATTAATAAAGAAACCTATAAAGACGATAATGGTAAAACTAAAACTAAAACTATAATTACTAATTTTGAAGTAAAAGATATTAATAATCCTACAAAGGATGAAATGGAACTTTATGAACAACTTTCTCCTGCTCAAAAAGTTCAATTTATAAAATCTAATTTTAGTAATGCTGGTATATTTAGTTTACTTAATGTTAGTCTATTTAATAGTACTGCTAGAGGTAAATGGGTTGGTATGCAAACTTTAGAATATAAAGAACAAAATATAAATCCTAATGTAGTTTATGCTGAATTTAGAAAAGCTTTTTATAATAATAATCCTTTAATTGTTTCTGCTGCTATTGATTTAGTTAAATATGCTGCTCAAGTTGAAGGAATGAGAATGACTGCTACAGCTATTAATAAAATTATAGATAATAAATGTCTTGTACAACCTTTTGGTAGAAATGGATTAGGTTTTGTAGATAGTATTAAACAAACTATGAATGATATCAAAAATGGTAAAGGACATTTTGGTTATAATTTAGATGAAAATAATGATGTTAATTCTGAAGTAGAAACTCTTTATGAAAATTATCTTAGAAGTCATCCTGAAACTAAAGGTATTAAAACTGTTTATTTAAGTAAAAGAACTCAAAGTAAATATGGATTATATAAACATGATTTTGGTACTTATTATTTAAAGGTTAATGATGATAAGGATTCTCCTGAAGATAATCTTAAAGCTTTTAATCAAAGATTAGCTAATATAGGTATTAAAACTTATCTTCCATTAAGTGATAAATACAAGACTAATAAATATATTAGATTTAGAGATAGTAAAAGTAATAATTTATACAGAATAGTTGAAGGTGATGGATATATTGTTTTATATCCTTTATCTAAGCTAGAAGCTAATGAAAATAGTGAATGGTCTGCTAATGAAGATAATAATAGAGGTATTCTTAGTAAAAGAGCATATACTGTATTAACTAATGATTTTGCTAAAGTAAAAGATAGTCAAGAATTTACACATAACTTTATAAAAGAACGTATGGAACATTATAAAGAAACTGGTGAAAAGAAGACTTTCTTTTATAAAGAACGTAAGAATTATAATAGAAATGTTCCTGCTGCTGATTTTAGTATTGAAAAAGAAGCTGAAGATGGAGGTTCTATGGCTATTCTTCGTCAGCAAATAATTAATCATTTTAAAAATCCTCTTGCAGGTAGATTATTTGTTAAAAATGGTGCTTTAACTAATTATATATTTAGTCCTGGTGTAGAAAATGGTAGTGAACAAACTATTCATTTTGGTAATAATGATACTAGACGATTTATATTATCTATTCCCGATAATTTAAATAAAGTAGAAAAACAATGTTTAAAAGGTGATAAAGATGGAAATAAAGTAAGTGTTAATAATATACAAACTCCTAGTCTTAGAACTATTGTTAAAAATGCTCAAGATGCTGGACTTACTAGATTATCGGGAGTTGTTGAAGTTATACCTGTAGTTGAAAATGAAGCTTATGCTGCTAGTTTAGAAGAATTAGATTCTAATAGTATAGATTTTGCACATAGTAGACGTGCTGCTAAAAATGATCAAGCTTCTATTGATTATCTTGAAAAACTTAGATCTAATGATATTAATGCTAGTATTGAAAGTATAGGTAAAACTGATGAAAGTAGAAAATTAACTACTAGAGAAACAGCTAAATATGCTAGACATACTGCTGATTATATTAGAACTAAATTGTTTAATCAATTTATAGAAGATCCAGATAATGCTGATGCTTTTATTAGTATTACAGATGATAGAATTATAGCTATGATTAAAAAAGATCCTAAACTTATGGATAAGTATATGGAAGCTGTAAACATAGCACAAGCATTTATTAACGAATATACACCTTATCGAGAATTTGATGCTACATCTGAAGATTCAGAAATTAGAATGTATATTAATGATATAAAACAAGCTCTTGATGATGTAAGTAAACTTCCTTTATCTGATGTATTACAAAAAGGTGCTCAAGCTACACTTGATAAATATTCTACTAATCCTTTAGTTAAAGAAGGTCTTATTGATGTGATGGATGGTTATTGGAAAACTTACGGTGTTGCATGGCAATTTAATGATATAATGGAAAATGGTACTCCTATTTTACAAGTTATGCTTAAAAATGTCATGGATGATATAGATGCTAGAGATAAAGCTTTTCAACATAAAACTAAAAAAGAATTTTGGAATAGAATACGAGAAATTCAAGCTGAAGCTAGACGTAAAGGTGAAACTATTGATTGGAATCATATAGTTGATGAAGATGGTAGATTTATTCAAGATTATGATAATAAGTTTATTGATGATATGCAAGAACTTAGAAATAAAATGAATGAAGAAGCTAGACTTAACGGTTATGGTAGTTTACCTCATCTTAAAACTAAACTTGAATATGATCAATTTAAAGCTAATCATTGTAATCAACCAGCTGCTGGTATGTATTATCAAAGAAAATGTGCTTTAGAAAGAGCTATTATTTATGGTTATGATGTTAAAGGTGATCCAAATTTACCTTTTGAAAGTATTGATAGACATGTTCCAGGTTTTCCTGATATATATTCTAAATATATGAAGCTATTTTATAAACGTCTTGATATATTTCATTATATGTCTAATGATGGTCTTAATGAAAATCAAAGACAAGAGCTTAATAAGCTTAATCAAGAGATGTTTAATCTTGTAAGACCTGGTATTTATGCTGATGAAAGTGGTAGATTACAAGAAAGACCTTATGTTGATGAAGGTATGGCTGTTACAGATAATGATACTTTAAAATTTTATAGTAGAGAATCTCAAAGAGCTTTAAAAACTTTTCTTGATAATATTGCACAACTTAATGATGAATATTTCGCTTATGATTCAGCTTATGGTTTTGAAGATCAACTTAAAATAAATTTAAATATTATTGCTAGTTATGAAAACAGAGATGCTAATGGAATTCCTCAAAAACCACAAGATTGGTTAGATGCTCAACCTGAATATTATGAAGCTAAACAATGGGTTCAAAATAATGCTAGATTTGTATTAAATACAGCTAATGATGAAAATGGTGAAGCTAATAGTATAGGAGCTAAACTTAAAGAATCTTTCAGATTGTTAGGTTTAACTAGTAGTGGTAAAAATAGAAGTGCCGCTGATGTTATGCGCAATCATAATAATGGTGAAGGTATTTATGATGAAAATCATGTATTAGATGGTAGAAAACTATCTGATGAGGAATTAGCTGAAGTAAAAGATAAACAATTATATGATTATAAAACTAAAGATTGTCCTCCTTTTACAGATAGAGTATTAATTTCTAATGCTAAACCTGATAATACTGTTTTTACTAGTGACTTTTACGAAGGTATGAGTAAAAGTAGAACTAATAATGCTAATCAAGCATATTTAGCATGTGTAACTGAACTTAATAAACTATTAGAACCTTATTATAACAATGTAGATGGTAATATTCATTTTGAACAAATTCCAGATACAGATGAAGGTATCGAACTTCTTAAAAAAATAGCTCAAAAATATCAAGAAATTAGAGCTTATAAAGAAACAGATAATACTGACAGAAGTGTATCAGATTTTATAAAAGATAATGTTGAATTTGTTACTAATAAAGTTGCTTGGAATGGTCAAATAGCTGCTATAAAAAGTGGTAATTTTAGTGATGATTTTAAAAACGCTTTTATATTATTAGCTTATGAACGTAAATCTAATGGTGATTTTGTTCAAAGAAATGGTAATTTTGTTCCTAATAGATTCCTTTATAGTTACGCTAAACCACAAGGTAAACCTGGAGATCCTTCTTATGAACGTTTTGTAGATCATAAACGTAATGAAGCTTTAAATCTCGTTAATCAAATTTATCGTAAAGTTTCTACTAAATATTATTATCAATCAATGCACGAAGCTATGGCTAAAGCCCAAAAGAATGGTAATTATAATTATATGGATTGGTATGTTGCCAATCATATATACAATCCTTATACTCGTAAAATGCAACCATTAGATTGTTGGCTTACTAGTGAAGTTCGTGATGAATTATTTAAAGATAATACTTTTGAAGGTAAATGGGTTCCTAGAAGTAATCAAAGAGATAAAGTAGTTCGCGATGGTACTTTTAGTACTGTTGTAGCTGGACAAAAAATTAGTGCTTATGATAAAGATCGTGATATGAGAAATCATGATTATAATCCTGATCTTGGTCTTATAGGCAATTACGTAAAAGGTAGCCAAAAAGGTAAATATGATAGTAAAATAGTTATGAATGATTCTGAAAAAGCTATGCGAGATTATCTTCAAAAAATTCTTATGCAAACAGCTAATGTAGAATCTGCTCGTAGATATTTTGAAAGAGGCTATTTACCTGCAAGTTTAAAACCTAAAGATACAGATCTTAAAATGCTTGGTAAAGAAGGTTTAAAATTAGTTGGTATTGGTATTTCTTCTGAAAATGGTAAGAAAGATTGGTATAATGAAATAGGTTATGAGTTTGATAAAACTCCTTTAATGCCTATGACTAAACTTCTTGAAAGTAAACAAACTATTGATTTACAAAAGAAAATTAAACAAATTAATGAACGTACTATTACAAGAGAACAATTCAATACTGATGAAGAATTTAATAAAGCTATTACTGAACATGATGAAAAAATAACTGCATTAGAAGCTCAATTAAAGAAAGAAAGAAATGCTCTTCTTAATAGAGATTGGTTAAATGTTATAGACTGTTATCTAGAACAAGCTAATAGATATAATGCTATTAATGATAATAAAACTAAATTATATTTTCTTCATAATGTTCTAAAAAGTATGCAAATGTATTCTAGAAAATATGGTCTTACAGGTGATTTAGATAAAAATACTAGAAAATCTTCTGAAGGTAATATTTATAGTAAAAGTGTTGATGAAAATCTTATCAAACAATACGAGAATACTTTACGTAGACTTTTATTTGACCAATGGAAAGCTAAAGAAGGTAATATAACAAAATATGCTAATACACTTCAAGGATTTGTTTCAGCTAACTATATGATGTTAAATGTTAGAGGTGGTATTTCTAATGTTACATTAGGTGAAACAGGTATTTTAGCTGAGGCTTTTGCTGGTGAATTTTTTAGTAAAGGTGATTGGGTTTTTGGTACTAAAGAATGGACTAAGGGTTCTTTAGGTTTTGCTAGAGGAGGTTTTGAAGCTATGTTTAATCATGAAGGAACTTCTTATAACAAACAAGATGCTATTATTAAATTTTTTAATGTAGTTGATTATGATGAAATAGCTGGTGTTGTTCATGAATTAAATCTTGAAGAATATAGTAAAAAACTTCGTGATGCTATGTTTAGTTCTCAAACTATAGGTGAACATTTTATGCAAAATAGTGTATTATTTGGTATGCTACATGGACATAAAATTGTTACTATGCTTGATGGTTCTGTTATGGCTATGAATAAAAGACAGTATATTGATTATCGTCAAAGTCAAATTCTTGATAGTATTTTATCTGAAGATCAACTTAAAACTTATAATGAATTTAAAGAAAATATTAAAAAAGATCCTAATAAACTTAAAGATTATGCTTGGTTTAGAAGAGATGCTTTAACTGATTGGGTTTATCTTCATACAAGTAAAGAACAATCTGATAAATTCTTTGCCGAACGTAATAAGAAAGAAAAAGAATTTGCTAAAGAATTTGATGATAAAATTAATATGTATGACCAAATAGAACTTGGTAACGATGGTAAACTTGCTTTTAAAGAAGGTTCTGAGTTGGCTGAGTTAGATAAAAAACCCCATAATGGTTCTTCTGAAATAAGTGAAGCTATGGCTTTAGTTGGTGCTTTTTCTAACAAAGTTCGTAAAGTAAATAATAGAATACATGGTGCATATAATAGGCAATCTGCTGCTTATATCGAACGTACATGGTGGGGTAGTTTAGTTATGCAATATCATAAACATTTACCTATAGGTATTCTTAAAAGATATATGGCTAGAGGTCATTATAATGAAACTAGAGGTAGTGTTGATAAAGGTATGGTTCAAACTATTAAAGATTTGTTTAGACTTAATTGGGATAAAATTAAAGTAGATGCAGGTCTTACAGATGAACAAGCTGAAGCTGGTAAAAGTTTTACTTTTATTTTAGCACATAGTTTTGATTATCTTACTCAATTAAGACAAACACTTAAAGTAATTCCTCCTTATGAAAAAGCTAATATTATTAGAAATTTAGGTGATCTTACAGCAGTATTAGGAGGTATGGCAATGGTTGCAGCTCTTTGGTATATTGCAGATGACGATAATGAAATGCAAGATAGTATTTGGTTTAATATGTGGCTTTATGAAGCTGATAGACTTACTTCTGAAGGTTTCTTATATAATCCTTTAGGTTTAGCTAATGAAACTAAAAAGATAATGAGTACTCCTATTGCTGCTCAAAGTATTATAACAGATGGTTTAAATACTATCAAAGGTATTATTGAATGGATGTTTGATGATGAATATGATCCTTATTATCATAGTGGTCGTTTTGCTGGTGAACGTAAAATATCTGTTTATATTCAAAGACGTATTCCTATATGGAATGGTATTAGAGGCGTTATTGATAGTCCTACAAATAATCATTATTATAAAGTTGCTGAGAATCCTATTGGTATATTTGATATTAAAAAACGAGTAACTGGTGATTAATGTAGTTTAGTAATAACTCCCCCGTAGAAGAGTTGTGTATAATCTACCAACTCTTCTACTTAATAATAAATTAAATAATATTATGGCTAAAAAATCATTACAAGATATAAATCCTTTAGAATATGATTTAAGTACTAATGTTTCTGTATCTCCTAAGCAACAAACAGATAGACTTATTCAATTAGGAAAAGGGGTTTATAAAGATAAAATAAGTGGTAAATTACTTTATAATTATAATGAAATGCCTACTGCTGAAGTTGTAGGACATAAAAAAGAAAAATCAATTAATGATAATTGGCAAAAGGCTTATGCTAAAGGCATTCCTAGTGGTACTATGGCATCAGATATAGAAACTATGAATGCTGTTACAGGTGGTGGTATGAATTTAATAAGTCCTTCACAAGTAATAGGTGCTGCTATACATTCTGATAAACCACAAGATTATTTTCTTAATTTATTAAAAGGTAATAGTGGTATAGTAACAGATAATTTTAATAAAAATCATCCTTATTGGAGTATTGCAGCTAATGGTGCTTTCGATGCTTTTACTGGAAGAAGTTTATATAATATAAATCATTTGAATAAAACAAAACCTTTATTAACTTCTATAGGTAAAGGAATAGGAAAAACTATAGTAGAAGTTCCTTATAATATAGTTACTAATAAAAATGTTCAAACTTATGGTAAAAAAATTGTAAATCCTATTATAAATTATGGTAGAGATGTTATAAATCCTATTGAAACTATAAAAGCTATTAAAGATGGTAGATATATTCCTTTTATGACTAAACAACAAGCTAAAAATTTACTTATAAAAAATTCAAGAAGATTACAAAGTAGATTTAATGATGCTTATGATTTTAATAAAGAAATAGAAGCTAATAAATCATTTCCTGTAGATGTAAATGAACAATATAAAAGTAATATAGATAATTGGGATATAGCTTGGAAAGAACGTGAAAGTATAGGAGATATTAATGATGCACCTTATAAAAATAGTAAGCCTTTATTGCATATAGACCCTCTTAAAACTAATGCAGGACAAAAATTTTATGATGCTTATGCTTATTACACTGGTAATAAAGTATATATTCCTTCTAGAACTTCCAAACATATATTAACCGACCCAAATTCTTTTAAAATAAGACATATTTTATCACATGAAATAAATCATCACATACAAGATGTTATTCCTAAATATAGAGATATTGGATATTTTGATAAAAATGTAGGTTATTATGTAGTAAATGAAAATAATGATTTAGCAAATAAAATATTTGCTCCTATTAAAAAAAACTCTTTAAAAGAAAAAACGAATTGGGCTGGAAGTCCTTATGAAGTACAATCAGATATGGCAGGACTTAAATATATATTAAATAATCCTACTAATTATAATAATCAACCTTGGTATAATAAACTTTATATGAAACATTATATTAGTAAACATTTTAATATATCTTTTTCTGAAGCAGATAAAATGTTAAATGATATGTCTAGACATTCATTTGCTATGGGAGGACATATTAATAATTAAATTAACAATAACATTAAACTATGGCTAAAGATAAATTTAATAAATGGCTTAGAAGTATAGCTGATATGAGAGGTTGGAACGTTAATGAAATGCTTAATGACCCTACTTATAATTATGAACATTTTTATAATGTTCAACCTCAAATAGCTTATGCTATGCTTAAAGATTCACCTGATGCTCACTTTACAGATATTGCTAAAACAGCATTTCATCCTACTTTTAGTATTGAAAGTGATTATAGTGGAAGACCTAGTGTATTCAATCCTAGAGGTATAGTAGGTGGTAGATGGAGTGATGCTCCTAGATTAGGTAAAAGAGGTTCTAGATATACTCTTTCTGATTCTCAAATGAGAAATGGTTGGGATGTTGGTAGAACTATAGATTATGTTGGTTTCAATGAACCTAATGGAGCAGAAGTTAGACTTCCTAATGGTACTATGCCAAGGTATGATGGTGCTTATTTTGATGCAGTTCTTCCAACTGTCGAAATTATTGGTAAAAGTAAAAGAAAGAATAGATAATTATTTTAAATAATTTAATAATATAAAAGTTGATATTTATAATAATTCTTTCTATATTTGCATTCGTATTCAAACACCAAACAATGTTTGACTAACTAAGCTTCATAAGAGTATATCTCTTATATGTTCTATAGGTAATATTTACCTTATGTTCCACGAAAAAGAATTACTAGTTTTCTCACTCCTTTCTGTAACTAGTACTGGTAGATGTTCTTCGTCCGTTCTTAATCTACCTTTTGGGACAATAGTTTAATGGATAAAACAGTAACTCGTTAAGTTACAGTTGTAGGTTCGAGTCCTACTAGTGCCCACATTTAATGTTCTATGGTGTAATGGTAGCACTAGAGTTTTTGATTCTCTCAGTCATCGTTCGAATCGGTGTAGAACAACTGCTTATTGTAGTCTGATTGTTAATGCTAAAATGTATTCTTTTTGGTTGTGGTAATACCCACTTATTTCATGGTAATTGAGTTGATAAAACTAATTATTTTGCTCCTATTAGTTGTAAAACTAGTAGGAGTTTTTGTTTTTATATATTTTGTATGTGTTCCAACTAATTATAAAAAAAAAGATGTAAATAAAGATAATACTTTATTTACTATTAATGATAAGTTATACAATAATTTTATTTTAGATTTAAGCAAGTCAAATATAATTTGCTGATAAGTTATCAGCTAACATATAAAAAAACCAACAGAGCTAAGAAAAAGCTATAAATTAGGCCATATTTGATTACATTCAACCATACAAAATATTCATTGATACTCTTGTAAGTTGTCTGTAGCATTAAAAAAAAAGGCTAGTAGCATTACTGCCACCAGCCCAAACAACATAACAAATTAAAACTGTAAAGTTTCTATTAATTCTTTAATTTTTCTAGCACTTTTAGTACCACTAAAATGATACCTAATAACATCATTTTTAATAAATACTAGTGTAGGAAAATCAGTAAGTTTAACATTAGTTTTAATCCAAAGAGGAACAAATCTAACATCTTGTACTCTTATTCTAATATTACTAAAATTATTATCAAGAATATCTTTCATGATTTTACATCCTTGACAACCTTCGGTAGTAATAAGATATAAATATTTCATTCACGTATAATTCTATCAGTAATATTACCTTCGTTACATCTAACTTGACAATCATCTTCATGTCTAGCTTCACATTCATCACTAGAATAACCAGAATGATGAACACAAGGTTTAGCTAAATGTGCAAAATATTGACCATCTTCACAAATAATATCTTGATTTTCAAGTCTTGCACGAAGAGCTTTTTCATAAGTCCTCATAGCACTAAGCTGAATACATTTATTAGCAAATTCAATCTTATCATCTTTATCACTTTTTTTGCTATAAACGTAATCATTAAGTTGCTTAATACGTTCAACAAGTTCAGAATGTTCAATCATCATACGTTGTACAAAATTCGTAGCCATAATAATTTAAATTTAATCTTTAATACAAATGTTATTTACTTTACTATATTCATCAATATACCATTCTTTCTTATTCATATTATATGTAACTTCAAAATAGTTAGAAGAATTTTTAACTCCAACAAGATATTTTCTGTTACCTAAAATATAACAAGACCAAACTATAAACATATCGTTTATATCAGTATTTTCATATTTATCATTAAGATAATCATATATAAGTTTAAATACTTTTTCTTCCATAATTTAAATTATAATATAATTGTTTTATTTAATACCAGTGTGACCAAAACCACCATTACCACGTTTGGTATCTTTAAGTTTAAAAACTTCTGTTAGTAAAACTTGTTCAACTTGAGCAAATACAATTTGAGCAATTCTATCACCATGATGTACATCAAAAGTATCATTACCATGATTAATTAAACAAACTCCAATTTCACCACGATAATCAGCATCTATAGTTCCTGGTGTATTAAGTACTGTAATACCATATTTTAAAGCTAAACCAGAACGAGGTCTAATTTGAGCTTCATAACCATAAGGTAATTGAATATAAAGACCTGTAGGAATTAAAACTCTTTCACCAGGAGCAATACTTATAATTTCATCATTTCCTTCATCATCTTTTAGATTAGCTCTAAGATCCATACCAGCACTATATTCAGTACTATAATTAGGCAAAGGATTAGAAGATTTATTTACTATTTGTACTCTCATTTTATTTTAGATTTACGTTTGAGATTTAAAATATTAATAGTTTTACGTTGTTGTTCTTCTTTTTCAAGTTCTTCATTAGTTTTATTTATTTCAGCACAATCTTTTTTATAAAGACTAAGCATTTTATTAAGATTACCTTTATAAACTTTTTTAAGAGGAATACAATATGTATCTCTTTCTATTTCTTCAATTAAATCTTTATCTATTAATTCTTTTATACTTTTAGATATACTAGCATCTGAAAGTTCAAGAAACTCTTTAAGTTCATTACGAGTTATTTTTACAATATTTGTATTATTATTTAATTTATATAATATAGTAATATAAACTCCTAAAGCACTTTTACTACCATTATATAAACTTATTAATGTATCTATTCCAACTCTAACTGAATTACTTAGATAATAAATTGTTTTAGTATATTCTAAGTTATTATCATCTTTATCTTTAACTTCCATAGTAGAAACATCTTGTATATATTTATCTATAGATTTTCTATTATGTATTATCATATTACTAATATCATTATCTGAAATTTTTGTTATATTGCAAAAATAGAAAAAAACTTTTACTTTTTTCAAAAAATGAAAAGAAAATCTTTAGAATTTTAGAAAATCATAGATTAACTTTTTCAAATTATGAAAATAAAAAACTCGCTAAGTACTTGATACTCAACGAGTTATAACAAAAATCCCAGTCCTTATAATATATATAATATAATAAATATAATAAGGTACATCTAATACTGCAAATATAAGAATAAGATTAATAATAACAAAGAGTATAGAATAAAATTACATAACTCTTCTACGGGGGAGCTAGAGTGCAACTATTAATTCTAACAAAAAGAATATAATTAGCTACACTCTAGTTTTACTTTAATACGTTCTATCCATAATATCTTTAATTAAAGACATTAATTGACGTACACCAATAGGTATATCTTCATCTTCTTCATTATAATCAACTCTAATTTTATTATATTTATTTTTTATCGTAAAAAGTCTATCCTTATATATTTTATCATCTGTTGGAATTTTAGAAGTATAACATTTAGTAATATATAAATAAAATCCTAATAAAATAATAATAGCTAAAATAATTATAGTAGAACAAATATAAATCATAATTTAAGCAATTTTTAAATTAACAGCTGAAACTAGTGCTTTATTCATATTTCTGTTAGCTCCCCCGTAGAGAAGTGAATCAACACGTTTTTCATTTTCTAAATTAGCAACATTAGAATAAAAACCTGTAACAGCATTATAAGCACCCCAAGCAGTACCTGCAATATCTTTTTGACCAATACCATCCATATAATATTCAAACATATTAGTAATTTGATTTATTTTACGTTGACTGATATTAGTATGTTCCATAAGAAGATACTCACTATTAAATAATTTTTTATAACCATTTTTGTTATCATAATCAAGAAGAGCTAATCTTTCAGCTTCAGTAAGTTGTAAATCAGCAATATATTTCATTACTTCTTCATCAGACATTTTAATAGTTAGAAGACTATCATAAAGTTGTTTAGCATTATTAGCATGTTCACAAGCTATTTTTAAAATTTCACTACCACGTTCAATTTTATCTCTAGCAGATTTAGTATGTTTAATACGAATATATGAATGAGCACTATTTAAAGCACTATTTAACATATTAGTACAAATAACTCTAATAGGAGAAAATAAAATATTTATAGAAGAACTACCATCATGAGAATTACTAAATACAAGATAATTATCTACTACATCTTTTCCTACTTTAGTAGTATAAGGTAATTTAGCACTAACAAATATTTTATGTCCATAACCAAATTTACCAGCTTTATCCCATTGAGCTTTATTAACTCCAATAGCATCATTAAAGAAATTAAAAGCTTCAATATTTTGAATAACTTCATATTTATCTTTAACTAAACCTAAAGGTGTATTAGTATCTGTACGATAAGTAGCATAAGCTTTAGGACAATCTCTATAAATATAACCATCTTTAGCAAACTCACCACCTAATTCATTAAATTTATTATTACCGTTAATACTAAAAGGCATACGAGCAACTAAATCACATTTATCCACATAAAAATCAAGTCCAGCTTTTTGCATAACTTCTTGAGCTGTAGTACAATCTGAAACATCTTTTCCTATACCACTAGCCCAAGGTAAACCGTTAATATTATATTTACTCATAATTTCATTTTTATAAAATCATCAACATCATAATAATCAATACCAAAATTAATAGCAGTTTGTTTATCACTATCACTAAATTGACCTTCTTTACCTGAAGCATCACCTATCATACACATATTTCCATCATGAATATGTCGATTATCATTAAGAATGAAAGCTTCAAGTAAATTTAATAGCATTCCTGTATTAGGTTTTCGATAAGAATTATTTTTGTCATTAAGATGACAATAAGAACCTTTACATATACATCCTTCACCTATATATTCTGTTACACAATCAGTAATATATTGAAGTTTATCTTCAAAATGATTTCTATCTACATACCCCTTTTCTATACCACCTTGATTAGTAACAATAAATATATATTCTGGAGCAAGTACTTTAAGTTTATAAAGAAGATGAAAATTCAATTTCATATCCCAAATACCTCTTGGAAATGGTTCATTATTAAGAGTATTAATAAGAGTACCATCTAAATCAAGAAATACAATTTTGTATTTTTTCATAGTTTAATTACTAAATTGTTCAACACTAATACCAACACGTTTAAGTAAATCTAAACCATTAGTTTTACGATAAGGTTCTAGATACACAACTCTTTTAATTCCTGCTTGAATAATAAGTTTAGCACATTCAATACAAGGAGAATGTGTTATATATAAAGTACTACCATAAGTAGCTTTACCATATCTAGCACATTTAAGAATAGCATTACTTTCAGCATGAAGTACTTCAGGTTTTGTTGTAAGTTTAATGTAATAACAATTTTTACAATTATCTGTTACACTAGGTGCATAATTAGTTAAATGACAGTGATTAGTTCTACATTCTTTAAATTCACATTCATTGCTTAAACCACTAGGAGTACCATTAAATCCATCTGATATTATTTGATTATCTTTTACTATAATAGCACCAACTTTAAGTTTTTCAGCATAACTATTTTTAGCACAAAGTTGAGCAACATCTATATAATATTTATCTGATTCTTTTTGAGTCATATTATTCATTATAAAAAGTTATACTTTCATCATCTGCAATTATTTCAGTACAAAAAGTTCTTGAATTTACAAAATGATTATAATTATAAACATCTATAGGAATATTATCAGATAAACTTCGACAATCTTGATTAATAAATTGTCGAAGTTCACCTAATGTAATACTACTATGTTTTTTACTTTTTAAAGTAGCGAACATAATATTTTATTTTATAACAACATTATCTTTAATTACATATTTAGCAAAAGTAGGAATTTCTCCATTACTTTTAACTTCTTTCTTAATTTCTGTTTTATCAACAGAAGGTTTAATAGTAGCTAAAACTTTATAATCTAATAAAGAATTAATAAGTTTAAGACCATCAGGATTAGTAATTAAATCTTTTAAATTAACTTTAAAATCTAAATTAGCTTGAAGATTATTTAAATCATCATCTGTATAATTAGTTTCAATTACATCTTCCTCATCATCTTGTTTAGTTTTATTACAAAAATCAACTATGTCTTTAACATCTAATTCTTGTTGATTAGTAGTATTTGTAAAATGAAGCCAATTAAAATATCTAAAGAATCTATTTACAAATTGCTTTGTGCCTTCTTCATCAACTTCAATAGAATCAGATTTACGAATATTAACTTTACCTGTACCATAATCTAAGAATTTAGTACCTGTTTTAGTTGTATCACCAAATTCATCAATAGCCGTAGCCATAATCTTTTTAAGATTATCTATGGTTCTTTCTTTAGATTTTTGTAAATCTTTAAGACGAGCTATTTCTTCTTTAATACCTTTATTATCAAGTTCTAATTGCTTTATATAAGCAACATAACCTTGAATTTTAGTACTAAATTCTTCTCTTTTTATAGTAAGAGCTTCTTCTAATTCTGGAGTTAATTCTCCTTCATTTTCTTCAATACTATTAAAAATAGCATAAAGGTCTTGTTGAATATTAAATATACTAGCCATTTCTAAGTCTTTTAATAAAGTTTTTAATTTTAGTTATACGATAAGTAATTATATCTTTTGATTCTTTTATATCAAGGTCATTAATTAAATTCTCAAGTTCATTTATATTTTTTATATATCTAGAAAGTCTAGATTCATGTTTAAGAAGTTTATTAAAACCTTGTACAATAATTATTGTTAATATAATACCATAACATGACATCATGAATATTAATACTAATACATTATTCATCTGTATATAAAGTTTTTAAATAATTATTAATATCTGCCATGACCTTCTTCTGTTAAAACAATTTGTTTACTAAGTTTACCACAATTAGTACAACGACTAATAAAAACTTTACCTATAACATTTCCTTTAACATCAACATAAGATTCTTCTTTAATAATCTCATATTTATGTAATCTAAAGAACTTACACCAAATATTCTGCTTCATAATCTTCAATAACTTTATCAATAGTTTTTGTATCAACAAAACCATTCCAACGATTGATTTCATTAATGCAATTATTATCCAAATAAAGAATACAAACAGGAACATCAACCACTCCTCTTTGTTCAGCTTCCCAAATAATATAATCATCATCACAATTTTTAAATACTACATCACATTTAGGTGGATTATCAAATAATTCCATTTCTTGTCTATAGCATTCATAATTACCATGTTGATAATGAAATAGTAGTTTCATTTTATTACATTTTTATAATTAATTAAATCATAACCTTCATCTTCAAGAGCTTCTTTAATTTGTAACATTACAGCTTTTGCATCAGGATGAGCACCTCCAGTATAATCAAATAAACGAAGATTAATTATATACTCCCAATCACGAACAGTATAAGTATAAGCGGCTTTACTCATAGTATCTAAAAATAAACACCATCTTGCATCTTCTGGTTTAAGATTAAGACCATATTTACTTCTAGATATTTTATAAAACCATTCATCAAACTTACACATTAGTTTAACTAAAACTTTTCTATAAAGATTAAGTCTAGTCATCCAATGACATTTCTTAAATATAATGCTGATTTTCTTAATAAAATCTACATATCTAGTACTACGTTCAGAAATAGCATTAGGAGATTTACGATTTAATTCTCTAGTAATATCAATACCTGTATCGACAATGAAAGTATAATAAATCATTTTATTACTATAAAACACTTCATCATTAATAGCTACTTCATAAGGTATTTCATATTTAGAAAATTCTTGTAAATGTTCTTTAGCATATTGTCTATTAGTAGAAATATAAATATAATCCATTGTAGTAATTATATTACAATATTCACTACATATAACAGGAGTATCATTAATAAGAAATGTACCAATCCATGAAATTTTATAATAAACACCTACATGACGAAACATACTACGATGATTATTTTTCCATAAATGATTACACATTTTTTCATTATCTGCTAGTTTATTACTAGCATAACAGATTCTAGCACATTTAGCTATATGTAAAGCTTCATCATCTCCTTGACGAATTAACTTTACTTGTGGTTCTAATATTTTCATATTATTCTCCTAAATCAATATTTTCTTTCTTATTAACATTAACATTATTTATTTGACGAAGACGTTCTTGACAAATATGAATAATCTTTTGATATTTAATCTTATCATCTTCACCATCTTTATGACGACATATACGCTTAACAATATCAGCATCCCAAGGATTAAGATTCCAATCAAGCCAAACACTCCAAGGCTGTATAATATGTTTACTATAATCGCTAGCACCAATATTACTACTTCTAATATTATCTTGATTATCATTAATAACACCAAGATAACAAAGTTTTTGATAGAGTTCATCATTAATTTCCATAATTGTAACTTTTTAATTAATACCAAATTTATCTTCTAGATTATAATATTTAACAAAACTCATAAAATCATCAATCCAAATATGATGACAACCAATAATAACAACATATTCCCATTTATCAAGAAGTTTATGATTATCAGTTTGTTTTTGTCTAAATTCAATACTTCTAAGATTATATAATCCAACTTTAATATATCTATTATTAAACTCATGTTTAATCATAATACCTTCTTGAGGATTATCATTACAAGTAGTACCTTTATATAGTTTATACATCATTATAGCTTGGTCTAATGTAACACTAGCTTTATTAGATGTTTCAACTACATCATGTTTAGGATTATTTTTATTTTGTCTATATCTAAGTTGAATATTATTAAATTTAATTTTAGGATAAAGTTTATCAACCATCCAACTACCAGTACCACGTTTATAACTATCAATTACAAATTTATTATATTTAATACAATCATCATCATGATTTCTAAAAGTAGAAAAATCTCTCCAAGCTTTCAATCGTTCTTCATAATGTTGATTATTATATTGTTCAACAGCTTTATTATAATTATCATCACTTTTACGAATATTAGCTTCTAAAGTATTTCTTGTAACATTCTCAATAACTTTAGCATAAAGTTTAATACCATCTCTCCATTTTATTAATTCAGACCTATTATCGAGATTAATAGCAATATTATGTTTATTAAATAAAGCTTTTAATTTATCTTTATCATAATCATCATTCCAATGAGTTTCTAGTTCTTTACGGGATATACCATATCCTCTACAATATAAACCATAAAAATAACTTTGTTCAAGTTTAAGTTTTTCTTTTTTAGTAAATACAGTACCATTTACAATTTGTTTAAGAGATGGAAACGGAACATCATAATAAGTATATTTACTCCAATTAAAATCATCTCTTATACTTATAACATTATCAAGAGGTTTATCATACCAATCATATTGTTTTACTTTATATTTCTGAACAAAATCATAAATTTTACTATAATCAGCATATTTATACCAATTATGATAAATATAATGTTCTTTTTTATATTTAAATAAACTATTAATATCTTGATGAACTACTTTACGTTTACCTTCAAGAATACCATAAAATTCAGCTAATAATCTATCAACAAATACTTTAATAAGATATTTAGCATGAATCTTTATAACTTCTGATAGCTCCCCCGTAGAAAGGATGTGTGGATTGGTTATAGTTTCCTCAGTAAGAAATACTTGATAATCATCAGGAATACTACCAATAAGTTCATCACTTCTTTTAAGGAAACTAGTATTAACTAATATAGTTTTAGTATCTCGATTAATAACAGCAACACAACAATAAGCATTATAATCAAGTTTACTATTCCAACTATAAGTAATAGTATTTCTATCAGCATTTTTATTTAAACGAAACGCAAATAACCAATCATATTTACCACTTACTATATAGTTTTGATTACTATAAACATAAGTATCATCATGTATCCAACGATGATATACTTCTTTCCTAGGAAAACAATGTTTAACACGTTTACCATTTTCTTTAAGTTCAGCACTTCCCATAATGTTAAATGAGTTAATTGTTATACAAATATATGAATTATTTATTAGAAATCGAATTTTCTACAATATTTTATTTTTCGATTTAAGCTAGTTAAAATTGATAGCTTTACAAGTTATCAACTAATACTAAACAAAAGCGTAGAGGAGCTAAAATCGACCAAATCTAGCTTATTTAATTATAGTTTTACCTCTTAGAATGGCCAAATCATCACAACTTCTCTACGGGGGAGCTAAAATAAAGTAGCAACTAGAACTACAAAGAGTACTAATTGCTACATTACATTAAATATCTAAATAATATATTACACCATCTTCATTCTTTTCAACTTCTTCAATAAAAATAGCAGTTCTTTGTTTAAGAGTACATAAATAACTTGTAAACCATATAGGAGATAAATCTAATTTTATTACTTTATTATTCATAATAGTACTACGACATTGAACATGACTATTAGTATTCTTTAGCATAGCTACATAATAATCATTAGATTTAGTATTCTTATTATATTTTTTAAGAAAAGCATAATATGGATAATATTTTATACTTCTACTATAAAGTTTTTTATATGTTGGATTAATCCAAGTATCAGCAAATACATCATTTTCTACTGCATCATAAGCACTAAGATTCATAATATTAATTTAAATTATATCAATACCTTTAGCATGAAATGGAACTTGTTTAACTCCACTTCTAGCTCTATATTCAACTTTTATATATTTTCCAATATATTTATCTTTATTAATTAAATATTCTTCTTGAATATCTTGTTTTTTATTTATAGTACATTCAAAAAGTTCATCATTAATATCATTACGACAAATAAATTTTGGAAGATGTCTACGTTTAATACCTTCAGGAACAATATCAACTATTAGAAACTTACCATCTTCAATCTTTTTAAATTTAAGCATTGAATTATTACGTTTACCACCAAATTGATAATCAGCTTTAGAATCTCTTATAACTAAACCTTCAAAACCTAAATTAATAAAATTATCTCGATGTCTAATAGCATCTTCTATACAATGAATATTATTAAAAGCTGGAAGTAAAATAAAACGTTCTTTATTGTTAAGATGATTATATTTAGATTTAAAATCGTATATTTTATTACTAAAAGCAGTTTCTAGAGCACTATATCTACTTATAGCAGGCATACTATCAATAGCTAAATCATAACACCAAAATTGAAGTTTATAATGTTGAGGCAGTTCAGTATTTTTAATAAAACTATTAATTTCGTTAATACCATAACCTGGAAGATAAAGTTCACCATCAAGAGCTACACCTTCTTCTATCATCATATTAAGAAAATAAGTTGGAATAATAGGAATTAAATATTGATCTAAATAACTAAGTTTATCAGTCCAATCTATACCATGTCTACTATGATATTTAAGATATATATTATCAAATAAACCTTCGTCTTTATAAGCAGTTATTAAACATCTTTCACCATCAATTTTATATTCTCCAAAATATTCACTTTTAGTAAAAGGTTTATTATCTTCTAGAGTTTTACAAAGCATAGGTATAAACGTACCATCAGCATGAGTATTATCTTTAGGAAGATAAGTATTAAGATAATTAATTAAATCTTTATCATTTTTAAAACAATCAGGAGCATTATCATATAAATCAGATAAAGCTTTATATCCTTCTTTTTGTTTAGCTATTATTTGAGATTTAATTTCTTCATTTAATTGTCTATTTGTTTTAATCTCAGTAGTATGACCTAATTTACCTACAAGTCCATAAGTAACAACTATTTTATTAGTATAATCACTTATTTGCCAAAATATAGGTTTACCTTGAGCATTACGTTTATAAAGTTTCATATTATTTTACAGGTTTAATATTAAAACTAAGAGTATTAAGTTTAGCAACTTTAGCTACTAATTTTCTTTCAGCTGCTGATTGCTTAGGAACTTTTTCTTTAGTTGTAGTATTTTTCTTTCTAGTATGTTTAGGTTTATCTTCTGTTATATCATCATTTTTTGTTTTAGTTTTACTTTTAGCTACTTTTTGTTTATAAATAATAGGAGGATTTTGTTTTTCATATTCAAGATTATTTTGATGAATAGTCAAAAGTTTAATAAAATATTCATCACGCTTATATTCTTCAACATAATTTTGAATAAGATAAACAGTTTCACTAATATTCATCTTATAAGAATGATCTATAGTTTGTATAGCTCTCATTCCATTAGGATAAATATTAGTACAATTCAATCTACGAAATTGATAATCTAAATAACAATCAAGTCCAACACTTTTAATTTCACTATCTACAAAGCTATTAATAAAAGTATTGGACTTATCTATATAATTATTTAGAGGACTTATATCAACCATAATTATAGGTTTGTTCTAAATAATACAATTCTTTTTGGTTTTTTCAAGCAACCATGAGCATATTGACAAAGTCTTGCAGGTTGCCATGTATGAGTATAACGATATTGTTTTATAGGAGAATGACATTCATGATTCTTATAATCATAATCAGAACAAATACAAGCTCCTGTAAAACCATTAAGATGTTCTAAGAACTTGAAAGTATTAATTTCAGCTAAATCATTACTTCCATCACTAAAATCAACTTCACCATAACAATAAAGTTTTGTAGCTTGAACAGTAAAAGTACGATTACCTCTATCAATTTTAATATTTTTACCTTCATCAAGTAAATCTTCTTCTTCTTTAGAAATACTTGTCATAACAACTACTTCTTTACAAAAACGATTAGTTTTATTAAAATCAACAATATGGTAATCCTTGGAAAAAGGCATCGGTATCGTATAAAGTTTCTTTGTATCTAATTTCGACATATCTTATAGTTTCATTTATAAAATTATCAATTTGTTTATTATTAAATTTTTCATGTAAATCAGCAAAATCTTTACATTCGTAATTAGGAAGTCCAAATTCACCACGAGTAATAAAAATATAAGGTATATTATAAGTGTCTTTTAAATATTTAGCACCAGTTCTACCAGTAGAATCAAAATCTAAAAGACTTATAATCATACCATCTTCTGCAAGCTTACTAGAAAGCCAATCATATTCTTTTTCTTTAAGTTTATAATTTTCACTTGGTAAATTCACAACTCCAACATTAAGTTTAGTTCTAGCTCCCCCGTAGAAGAGTGTATTGGATAAATGATTACCTATGCTAAGTCTATCTTTACTACTTTTAGTTATAAGTATATAATCATAATTATCAAGTTCTAAATTAGGAAGTCCTTCAAGAACATTACAATTAGTTACAAATTTAAGTTCAGTACTTCTATTACGAAGAGGAAAATATAATTTTATAAAATAAATACCTTTACGATTTTGTCCTAACATATAAGCATAACATGGGTCTTTAGCTTTATAATAATATTTAGGGTCACTATTAACACCACGATCTATATAATACTGATCTACAGGTAAAACAAAATGAGTATTAAGATAACTAAGAGAAATATTCCATTTACTCCAAATCTTCTTGTCATCTTTGTTCCAACTACGAGGTACAATTTCAATAATAGGTCTTCTTTGTTTACCTACTTCTATTGCATCTCTAATCATATCAGTAACATTTTCATCAACTTCTTTTCCATCAATAATATCAGAAAATGTATAAGCTATATGTTTAAGAACATAATAGAAATCTTGTTTATTATTAGTTTCAATTTTTCTATTACATATCAAAGATAAGACATAAGCAACTACACCATAAACATCTTCAAAAAATCCAAATCCTCCGAAGTCACGAACTTTAAGTCTGCCTTTAGCATTATATTGAATACCCATACTTTTATTAGTGTCATTATCTCTAAATACAGATTCTATAAGATGATTATTCTTAATACAATCTTGTACAACTTCCATAGGAATATCAAGATATTTACTAACAATAAGTTCTTGTGAAACTTTAGATTCAATATAATCCTTAGTAAGATTTGTAGTATTAGGATTACGCCTCATCATTAAATGTCTTAGATGATTAAAAAAAGGAGCAGTACTGCTAAAAGCAATACCACTCCTAAAACATTAAACCATTAACTGAAAAAGAACTATTAGAATGGCATTTCCTCTCCTGCTGCTTGGAATGCACCATTATCAACAGGCATATTCATGCTAGGAGCACCAGCCATTACGCCTCCCATAGCAGGAGCACCCATACCAGGAGCACCAATTGTAGGAGTTTTCTTAGTTTCTTTTGGAGTAATAGATTCTTTAGCAAGATCTAGTCGAAGAACAGTAGGAGGACAATCCTTCTTTAGAAGTTCAACTACACCATTACCAATAAAGCCATCGAATGCTAAATCTCCATTAGCACCAACATTAATCCAATCACCCTTACGTTTCTTATGACGAAGAAGTTTCAACCAACAAGGAATAAATTTACCATCAGAAGTCTTATAAACTGGTTTAGCAATTTCTCCGTCAGCAAGTTCAAAGCTACCATTAAGCATAGCAGCAGCATTTTCGAAGATAGCACGATAACCATTAATTACATCTTCAACTTCAACAGAAACATATTCTCCATTTTCGTCAAAATCCTCAAAAGTCAAGCTCAAAGCATCTTCTTCAGTTTCAGTCATTTCACGACCTTTAAGATAGAATACATCAAGAATATGCTTAATCCAATTAAACACATTATTGACTCTCCAATCTTCACTTCCACCGGGAATAGTATTAACATTACTTTCAACAGGGAATAAAGTCTGATAAACATGACGCTTCTCAGAAGAATTAGCATGATTGGAAGCAAAATGGAAAGTAAGACGAGGAATAGACATACCTGTAAAAGACTTAGCGTCTGCATTGTTAGACCAATCAACTCGTACTTCTTCAAGATGACCTACAAATAAGCCATTTTGTGCTGCATCTTTTTCATGAAATTTAAGTTGAGCAACAGCTTGAGTTTTGTTACTAACACCTCTTCTAACCTTCTTTGCAACAGTTTGCGCATTTACTGTTGCAGCATTTGTTTTAATGTCTGACATAATAACTTAATTAAGTTTTTTAAAATAAATAGAGATAAAAAATGGCGGATAACCGATTAAAGGCTATCCGCCACCACTATGTTTAACTTTAGGACAAGCTATGATTAAGCTTCCTTCTTAGATACACGAGCAATCGGTTCTACATCCTCAGCAAATTCAATAGGATAAATAGTAACCTTAACATTCTCGTGACCATTGTTATAATCTACTTCTTGAGCATCATCAAGAAGAACGTTAAAGATACGATTCTTCTTATTAGCATCATCACCAAGGTCAGCCTTCAAAGTATTCCAAATAGCAGTATCTGAGAAGTTCAACTGAAGACCTACACCTGTAGCACTTGAAGTAGACGCAGTCTTAGAACCTGAACAAGCATGGAACTTAGGAGATTCTACCATATCAATAGTAAGCTTATCAGCAAGTTCCTCATCAGACATTTCACCAAACTCAGAAACAAGAGCATCACGATTAGCTTCTACAAGTTCCATCTTGTGAGCTTCAAGATACTTAGCCTTATCTTCCTTAGTAAAACGCTCTGAAGCCATTACAGGAGTACCATTAGACTTATACTGAGGAACACCCTTAGCAATAAACCATTGAGTAAATGCTGCAAGAAGAGCATCTTGACCTTCACGAGTATCAATGTCGATACCATTCTCTTCTGCATAAGAAACTACATCATCAACACGAGCTTGAATAGCAGCTTCAACACCAGGAATATTATTCAAGAACATAATATTCTCACCAACTGCAACATTCATTGCCTTAGATACTGGACTAGTAACGCAGAACTTACCTACTGTAGAATTAACTGTAAGCTGAGGAACAGCATTAACTGTAGCTGACTTTTGACCTGCAACGATAGCACTAACACCAAACTGAATTTTGTTACCTAACTTCATAGTTGTAAAGTTTTAATAGGATTAATAAAAATAATAATAATTAAAATAATACGATGAATAACATCAATTTTAAAAGAAAGTTTATTGAAATTCTTAATATATGTAGTTCTTAGTTAATCATGGATTTCTTCATAACTTGCGTCCATAATATCACTATCTTCTATATCTACATTATTAACAATTTTCAATTCTGTAGTTTCTTGACAACCCATAATAGCATCTGGAGCTATATCACGAGCACCAAGAGTAAAAGCACGATGACCTATAAGAACTCTAGGATATTTTTTATAAGTATCTTTATCAAATAAACCAGCAGCTTGAGCTTCTGTATAAGAATAATGACTAGTACAAACGATTTCATGTTCTTTACCATTAATCATTTTATATCTAGTAAACTTATATTCAGTAACATAATCTACTGGTTGAGCATTAACTCGAATAACTGGAAATTTACCCTCTTTAGCTACGTTAAGAGCTTGTACTTTATTAATACATTTAACGCATTTATCACTAACTTGAAATTCATTATAAACATTACCTTTCAAATCAGCATACCATTTAACAGGATAAACACCTACAACATCATCTGTTGTTTTTTCCTCAGCTTCTTTAGGAGTACGACATTTAACAACATATTGAGGAAGTTGTGTTTCTAAATAAATCGTATTACCATCAGTATATTGATACTGAGGAGTATAATCTTTAGTGCATTCCCAAACTACTCCTGCCCTTGATAATAACGACTTAATAATATGAACATCAATACCAGTTTTACCATTAATTACATGGATATGTTCAATACAAGTTGAAAAAGGAAGTTGAAGATCTTGAGCACGTGTTAAAATAGCAAGACCATCAGCAACACTTTTAATACCACCTTTTTCACTTGTCATAAACTTCTTTAGAAATACTTCAGCACTTGCAAGCTGTTTTTCATCAAGAAGATTAAGAACACGTAAACTAGTAGATGAGTCATCATGTCTTGTAACCAATGCACGATTACTACTACTATTAATTTGTTCTTTTTGCTTGTCCATTTTTTCAAAGAGCATTTGTTTTATTCAACACTGCAAATATACGAATTTTCTTTTAATCAACAACAATAAAATCAGAATTATCTTGTTCTATAATAACTTTTTCTTCATCATTTAACACTTTATGATTAGAAGAAAGCATTTGACTATCTAATAACTTTTCTTCTGTTGAATTTTTACAATATATGTTATATAAATGTATGGTATTATCGTTAAACCTCAAATTATCCAAGCGATAAATATAAGATTTTATTTCTTCACATTGAGGAGAAGTAATAATAATAATATCTACATTAACACATAAAGATTTATCTGGACTATTAGAAGTACTAAGCACCCTAATATTGCCTTTATTAAAAGCAGCTTCATTAAATGTACGTTGTGCTTTATCAGCCATCATTTTACGTTCACCTTTATGTTTACCACTTTTATAATATAAAGGATTTCCATTAATATCAACAGCAGGAATTGGAGATACTTTATCATGATAATTTCCACAAATAATAGTTTCAGATAAATTATTAATATAATCTGTAACTTTACTTGCAAAATCAGCACGTTTATTTATTATAAGTATCTTCTTATTAGGATTATCATGAACAATATTATAAATAATATCTAGTTTACCATTATAGTCAGAAAGAAGATTACTTCTTTTACGAATTATTTCATAAGTATCAGAAGCTCTATCTTTTAATTTACCAGGATTATAAAGTTCATCTATTTGAACATTAAATTCCATAGACATATCAAGATGTTCATTCCAACCATTTTCTTGAGCTATTTGAGAACAAATCTGAGCAGAACTTATATTAAAATCTTTATTACCTATTCTAGCTTGATTCATAATTTCAAAACTACCAAATATAGCCATACTAGTAGAAACATACTCATTATAGTATTTTAGAAGTTTACCTTCTTCACTATCTTCAGGTATATTAACACCCAAATGAATATCTTCTACGGGGGAGCTTATACGGATAGCATTTACTTCATTTTGTTTAAAATCATCTAAAATAGGACAAAGTTTATATAATAAAGCACTATCTTCATTATTAGTTAAAAGCTTATTCATTATTACTAATTTAAACTTACTAAATTCTAATAATGTTTTAGTTGTACTATTAATAATAGTAGGATGATAAATAATACATAAATGAGGTATTACTACATGCAAATTTTTAGATATAAAATCATTAGTAAGTACTTTAATAAATCCCTCTTTTATAAGTTTTTTAAACTCATTATTATTCTCATCTTCTCCTTTTTGATTTGTTAAAAACTCAATTATATTAGTTCGTTCATCAAAAGAGTTTACACAAATTGTTATTTTCGCCGTAGGGTTTTTATTACACACGCGCTGAAGAATACCTAAGACCATAATTTTATCGTTCAATGGTGACAAAATAAGAGCCGTTCCGACTCCTTTATTGTCTTTCCAATGGTTTATAGCATCTTCAAAAAGTTCACCAAAAGTTTTCATAATACATCATTATCTAAATCAAAATCATCAAATAAAGAATTATATTGTCTAGCACGAGCTTTAATTAAAGCCTTACCACTCTTAGTACCAAGTTTTTTATCTGATTTAAGATTAGGACTAATACCAAGTTTAATAGGGTCTATAATTTTATAACACTCTTCATAATAATAACCATAATCTATATTCCTTTCTTCTATAGGTTTATCATCTAAAGAATTAAGAATTACAACAGGTTTACCACTAGCTAAATTATTTCGTTTTTTAGTAACTTTATGTTGTTTTTGAATTATAACACCTTTAGTAGATACATAAAATCTAACATGACGTTGAGAAGTAATAGTTTTAATTTTATGATTTTCAACTATACTATAAACAACATCAAATTGTTTACCTACATTTTGTGTTTTACAAAAATCAAGAATATCTGTATGTTTACGTAAAGTTTCAGATATTGGAATATTATTTGTAAAATATTCAAAAACAGCTTTAGCAACTATAGGTTCATCATATCCTTTTTTTAATTCTTTAAGATATTGTTTAGGATCAAATGCACCTTTAAATTCAATATCACCATTAGTTTGAATATCAAAATAATTATTAATATCTCTACTTACAATAACTTTATATTTTTCATAATCAGCACCCATTTTATTATGTTCATTCCATTCATCAGTAATTCTTTTATAAACATCAAATTTATCTTTTGGTAATTTGATTACAATACCATCAGTATTTGCTGATATAACATGAATACCTTCAAGTTCAAGAGCTTCTACAAGAGTCATTGTCATTAATTGACCATTAATAGTTACTTGCATTTGAGCAAATCTATCATAAAGAAAGAAAAGCTCAGAACCAAGTTTACCATAAATACTATTAATAACAATCTTTAATGCTTCAGCTCCTATTTTATTAGGAACTCCTTTAATAATATGTGCATCTGAATCTTTAGTATGTTTACATTTAACACGCGTATCTTTTAGAAAAGTCAACATCTTAATAAAAGCATTTTTATTAAGATGTTTTGGTGAAATACCATAACTAATCATAATACTAGGATAATAACTAGTATAATCGTGATGTATATATTCATACTTATCATCAGATTCACATACTCTAGGTGGGTCTTGACTATGAATACCACCAGTTGCTATAGTATAAGTAGTACCATAAAAATTAATAGTACGTTCAAATTCATCTTTAGTAGTACGATATATAGATACTTTCTTAATATCATCAAGAAAATCTTGAAGCTGTTTAGTTTTAAATCTAATATGAGGAAATATAATCTTATTGAAACTAAGTTTATGTCTTTCAGTACGACCTTTAATAAATTGATCTTTTCTAAGACCACTCATATCAGAATAAAACTTAATAGTAAGTTTATCTGCGATATTAGCTCTAGCACTACATAATACATTTACACCAAAAGCTGCTGTAATACTATATCTGAGTTTAACTTCATCAGGTTTTTGTCTAACAATTTCACAACATAAAAATACATCATTCTTATTATAATAAAGCATAGGCTTTATATATTTAGGAAGAACATATCTATCAAAATCATTAGTAATTAACTGATTAAGTTCGTCTAAACTTAAATTTTTATAATTATGTTTTTTACGCCAATAAATATTAGCTTCTTCTTCATCAATAGGAGGAAGAGTAAAATCTAAAAGTTCATGCCATTTAAGATTAATAGAAGTTTGTTTAAGAGATTTACCAAATTTAGTACGTTCACCAGTATCTTTATTAGTATTAACACCAGCTGAATGAAGTCCATAAACTCGTTGTAAATCAACAGTACAATAAGGTAATCTATAGGATCTAAGAAGATCTATATCTTTATCATTAAAGAAAGCATCTTTATCATTTTGTAAACTAATAATTTTCTTACTAAGTTCATAAAGATATTTAATAAGTTCTTTAGTAGTATCAAAACGATTAAAGTGCATAAGAAATCCTTTAATCATATAATCATCATAACCTTGATTGTTAAAACCAAATAAATCAGTTCTAACAGCTTCTTGTGTTACATTACCATCTGAAGTAGTTATAGTATTATATCTAGCTTCCATTCGATTAATATAACTTACAAGTTCAAGTAATTGACTATCATCAGTATCTGAAATATAAAATATATCAGATTTAACTTGATCTAAACGAGCTTTTATTTCAGCAACACTTAAACATTCTGTTAAAGCTTTAGGTCTACCTTTAGAATCAACACAATCTTTAAATTTAAATAAATAATCTTTTAAATCTATAAAAGTAATACTAAATAGATTAGGAAAGATTTCTACATCATAACCTTTAGAAATAATCATAGTATTCTACATATCATGATAAAATTTAATTTCATCGTCATTATAACCATGATCAGCACCAATTACATAATGTTGATTATTATACATTCTCTGATAAATATCAGGAAACCATTCTCCTGTTCTTCTAGATTTAACAAGAACTTTAGTATAAGGTTGAAATTTATTATATTTTGCTTCCATAATTTAAATATTAAGAATTTTATAATTAGTAAAATCATTATTTTTAATACTATTATACCATCTAATAAGATTATTTTTAAATATTTCATACTTATCAGAATCAGTATAATTTATAAGAGGTGAATAATTAACCCAATATCGTCTATTATTTACAGATATAAAAATAGTATCAAAATAATCACTTATATTACAATTTAGAAATCTTCTACCAGCACTTCCAAGTAACATAATGTTTTTAAATTGATACTTTTTCATATCTTCAATAAGATAACCAATACATTTAAGATAACTATCTTCATTTAGTTCACAAGAAATATATTCATTACATCTAATTAAAGGAAGAACATATAAGTCATCTAGCTCCCCCGTAGAAGATATGAGTGATTTTATAATTTCAACTTGTTTACTAAATTTCATACCTCCTTTTTTATAAGCATTATAATCTACATTAGGAACAATAATACAATTACCGAAATAAGGATTACCAATTCCTTGTAAATTATAATGCTTATTATTAAAAAGACGTATTACACAATCTTCGCAATAGTTCATTAAATAACTATATCTTTAGTAATAGTTTTAGTCAACTTACCTCTATAACCTCTAGCTCTAAGTTCTAGAATTAATTCTCTAGAAGTTATATCTTTGAATTTATCATTTTCAGAAATATTATTTTCTTGACATGATTTACAAATCCAACGATAACTAGTTTTTGTATAATGATTAAATTCAGTTATAGGAAGTTCTTTACCACAACATTTACAAATACGAAGTGGAGTAGCTGTTACTATATTAACATTATCAATATTATTAGCATCCATATTTAATATAAGCTTTATTTTTACATCTACTTAAAGCAACATAAAGTCTACGATTTATTTCTTCAGCATCAGTATAAGGATGACCATATTTATCAAATACAATATCGTCTACATCTACAAATACTGTATCAAAAGTAGAACCTTGACTTTTATGAGCAGTAAGAGCAAAACCATAATCTAAATCTCTTGCAAATTCTATCTTACCATCACGATTAATGATATTAGTAAGAAGTAAACAAGATTCTTTAAATTGAAAATAATCTCTCCAACGTTGAGCACGAAGTTTAGTACTAGTTGTTTTAGCAGATTTAATTAAATCACGAGATAGTTTTACATACATATTAATAGTAAAATTATCTTTATGGTCTACAATAAATAAAGGATAAGTATTAGTACCTCCATGAATTGCAGTAAATCGTACCATAAAACCTTTAAGATTATACTTAGGATGCGTATAATTTACAACATCTTTAAGAATATATTCTTCAGAATTTTTAATAATACAACTATTAAATTGATCTACTATAGTACAATAACTAATAATTAAATCATTTTTAGTAATCACACTTCTATCAGCATCTTTAATGATAGCATTTCTAACAAACTTATTCCAACCTGAAACAGTATTATTAGTATAAGCAATTACTTTAGCATAATCTACATTCTTAGTTAATGCTTCATCATTAAAATTAGTATATACTATTTCTTCGAACTCTTTACTAGTACAAACCTTATAACCTTTTATATTATCATCATCAAATTTACTACGATTTTTAGATATATAATCTAAAAAGTTAAAACTTTTATGTTCTATATCATATCGTAATAAATCAAGAAGATAACTTATAGGATTATTATCACCTTGTCGAACAACTTGTTTTAAAGTATTTATTTTGATACCTTTAAAAGCAGAACTATATTTTTCGTTTACAGGAGCTAATTGAGAACCATCACCAATATAAATTATTTTACATTGATTAGTTTTACAAGTTTTCTCAAGAAACATACATAGTCCACGATTAATCATAGAAGATTCATCAACTATATAAAGTTTATAATCTCCTATTTTAATTCTACCTTTAGGGTCAAAAGGAGGATTGGAAATATCAAATTTCTCTACATCAAAGTTAAGTCTAAGACCTAAATCTGATTGTAAAGTATTAACTTTGACATTTCCAATTCCAATACTTTCAGCAAGTACTCGACAAGCCTTATGGGTAGGTGCAGCAAGACCTATAGTAGAATAAGCCATATTACTATTTCTAATAAGAGCTTTTACTAAATAAGTTTTACCAGTACCAGCAGCACCTATTAAAGCTCTTTTATAATCGTTAGGATTATAAGGATTATTAATAAAATCTATAAGAGATTCATAGGCATTCATTTGGTCATTAGTAAAATTAGTAATACTTACTGCATCTTTACCATTTGCTTGACTTATACTTGTTATGTTCATTTTATTTTATTTCTTAAACAAAGGTTTATCCTCATGAGTTAAACAAGGTCTATAATCTTTTACAAAAGGACTAAAAGATATAAATTCTTTATATTGAAAATACATCTTTCCGTTTATTCGTACAATATTACCTGTAATAACTATGTTTTCTCTAAAAGGAATATAATGTTTTACATCATTATAAAGATTAGCTAAAGCTTTATCTCTGATAATACATCGAAATCTACTTTCATCTATTCTTTCTTTACTGAAAATTATTTCTTTACCTTTAATATCATAACTTTCAGTAGTAAATGGAATTAATAGAATATCAGCATTTTCTTCATTATTAACACAAATTTTAGCTTTAAAGCCTTCATCATCTTTGATAACTATAGCTCTACATATTCTACTAATAACATTACTTTCTGTAGAAACATTATGTTTCCTTTTATTTCTTTTGGCAATATTTATTTTTATACCAAGAAGAGGAACAACCATAACTATTTTCTTTTATCAGTTAATTTATGTTCTTTTGCAGCTTTCTTTGCAGCACGTGCATTAGATTTAGCTACATTTTCTGAGACAACTTTAGCTACACCTTTAGCTATATTGTCCCAAACAAAATGATATCCGCAATAATTTACAAGATAATCAATTTTACCCCACATACGAATACCAATAACTACTGCTTTAGAAGCACGAAGAGTTTTAGTAACTACATTAAAGCTACCAATACGACCAAAACTACGAAGGTCACTGTTTTCATCATGACGTTTTGCCATTTTACAACAATTTTAAAAAGTAAATAATTAAGTTAATTAAAAGCTCAAATAAGAGCATTGTCTTCTTTATGAGAATCGAACTCATTTATAAGATTATTTGTAATATCTTATGTTTTACCTATATAAACTAAAAGAAGAAAACCGTTACGACTTTTACAAGCAATAACGGTCAAAATATATGGATATATAACAAAAATGATTTCTAATAAAAACCATTACGACTTTCACAAGCAGTAATGGTACTAACATAAATTAAAAGTATGAGTAAAAATGAGTTTCATTAATAAAAATACTACGACTTTCACAAGCAGTAGTATTAAGTAAACATTATGAATAATACTTATCAAATTATGGGATTAACCATAGTACCTAGAATGGGACTCGAACCCACACAAGCTAAAGCTCAACAGATTTTAAGTCTGTCGTGTCTACCTATTCCACCATCTAGGTATCATCTTCAATCATAAAAGTTATATAATATATTTATTTATGATTTCAGAGAGTTTATTTTTTTAGTTGATGAAGTTATAAACTAAACTATTATAAGCTATCATACTTAAAACAAATGGCCAAATCTGACTTATTTAGTAATACTTACGGATTTTATATTCCTGCATCAATATATCGACTATCCAAACAATCAGCACTACAACAATAAATATCAGCATCATAACTTTCAAGATAATCTCTAACATCTTTATCAGACATTGTTTTAACCATTTCATCTAAATTATTCATAATAATATAAGCATTGAAATTAAAACTGCTATAGTAATACAAGTATTAATACAAGTATTAATAATAGATAAACGTTTAAAGTTTTTACATTTATTTATAATTTCAAAATAATTACTTGCATATTCATCACAACAATCTTTAAAATCATTTATTTGTTTATTAAGATTAGCAATATTAATATCTTTATCTTTAATTACTTTTATTAAATCTTGTATTTTATCATAATAATTTTTATTGATATCATCAAATGCTTTTATTTGAGAACGTAAATCTTCATTATTTTTTTTAAGTTTTTTATAAATATCATCTTTACGTATTATAATATCAACTAATTTTCTTTTATCTTTATTTATTAAAGCATTAGACATAATATTAAAAGTTTTAATGGTTATAGTATTTTATTCAAATTCAAAGTTATCTCCAAAATCATCATCTGATTCTTCCATTATTTCACCATAAAGGTCATAATCATCAAAATCAGAACTTATACAATCAGAATCAACTTGAACTTTATAAGCATCAAAATCATCTTCCATAAATATAATAATTATGTTATTAGTAAATTTGATGCAAATATAATCATTTCTTCTAAGGGGGAGCTATAATACCACTATTTTAAGTAATAATAATAGTTGCATTATAACTCCCCCGTAGAAGAAAGTTATATTATCTTATTACATTAAAACATCATTAGCATAATAATTTAATGTAATAGTACTTTCAAATACATTATCAGTATGAATTTTAGCATACTTGTGTTCTTTAGTTTTCCAGCAAAGTCCATCATCAGAAAAATCTTGCTTAGTATGATATGTTACATTATAGTAATTGTAAGTAACATCTATATCACCATTAAAACAATTTATACAATTAATATTCTTAATATTTGTAATACAACGATTTTCTAGAAGTTTATCAATAACTTTAAGAATTTTCATTTTATTAAAATCATCTTTAGTTTTAATAAATGATTTTATCTCATTATTATCACAAAGACACATTTCAATAAAACGACAAAGTAGATTATCATTTTCTGTAAGTCTAAAATGTTCAGCTAAAATGTTTAATATTTGATTGTTCTTAACATTAGCAGCAACTTTTAAAATAACTTCTTTAGTAATCATAATTTCAGTCCTCCTTAAATTTTAAATTGCAAGCATTCTAGGTTTACCTTTAGCTTGATGTTTAGTAAAATAATTACAAGCAAGAATATAAGCTCTTACAGGGTTTGATGTACAAATAGTTATATTATTTACTACATCATTAGATCTAGATGACCTAAAGAAATACAAATTAATCATTGTAAAGTCCTCCTTTTATTGTATTTTTTGATTTAATCTTTTACTAATATAAATGATGTACTAATAAAAGATATTGATGTTTATTTAGAAGTTGTTTGGTATTTTCTACCCATTTTAATTTGAATTTCTTTAGGTAGATACATACGATACTTCTTGTTAGTTTTCTTACTAGTTTTCCAAATATAGTAAGCTCCAGTTCTAGACTTATATACTTTGTAGATGTTATCAGACATTTTATAAGTATAAGTCGTAGTACTATCAACATTAGATGTTAAATGTCTTGTAGGTGCTACAAATTGTTGAGCACTTACTTGTAATGATACTCCTAGTACCATTACAAGTAAAAGTGTTAATCTTTTCATTGTTATTGTTGTGATTTATAAAGTGAGTCAATTATTTCTTTCTCGATGTCAATGTTGTCTTGTTCTTCTCCATCAAATTGAGGTAAGTCATAACCATATTCGTTCCAAAGAACATCACCTAAAGAACTAATCATAACATCTTGATACTTTATCAATTTCTGCTGATGTTGTATAAGTTCATATTTAAACTTATTAGATTCTTTAAGATGTTCTACATCATCTTTATCAGATGTTGTAAATGAAACTAATATTAATGTTATAACAATACTTATAGCTGATACTACAAAGTTAATTGCTAAAGAGTTGTTTTTATTCATTGTTTTAGTCCTCCTAAAATTTAAATTTAATACATTCTAATGTAGATTTTTCATTATCAATTTCATAACCTTGTGGTATTTCTATTTTAAATTCTTTTATTTTCATAACTAGTTTTTTAAATTAAGTATTAGTATTAATACTTATAATACTAATACTAATACTCTTACTATGTTTTTAGATATTGTATTTTTGGTCTACAATCTCAAAGTTAGGTAAATCACCATATTTAGCTTCAGTGATAAGCATACCAAAATACTTACTGAAATGTTCTGCAATTTCTTTAGTAGCACAACCTAGGAATGCAGAATTAGCATCAGCAAAACCAATACGTCTACTAGAATCAAAACAACTTAAACCAACATAACCACAGTCACTAGCATTACCAAGAACTTTATATAAAACACATTCATTCTTAATATCACCTATTATTTCTAGCCTATTTGCTTTAATTTCTTTTTCATAATAAGTAGAATCTGTAGTCATGATAGGATTAAAAGGATAATAAATACGAGAATCCTTAGAATCTGTTGTAAGATTTAAATCTTGACCAAAGTTAAGTGCTTTTCTAATAATGTTTAGTTCAAACATTGCAGCATTAGCTGTACTAATTACACTTATATCTGTAGCTATCTTAATCATATCATTATAATCAAGCTTCATAACTTCACAAGCATCTTTAAAGGATTTAATATCTACAAAAGAATCTACTAGTTCTTCTTCTGTAAAAACTCTAAGAGCTAGTTTTTTAAGAGTATCATTATTACTCTTATACCATTGCTTAGCTTCTCTAAGTGAAAGAGGTATTGTTCTTACCTTTGTTCTTCTTTTGATGTTCTTAGTATTCGTGTTGTTAGTGTTGTTAACAGTGTCCATGTTGTTTGTTTTATTGTTCATGTTGTTTGTTTTGTTTGTGTTTAAACTATAATTTCCGTAAAAACTATTTTTCATGATACGATTTATTTTGTTCATAACTTTAAAGTTAAAATCTAATGCTTTAGTAGTATCATCTTCTGTAATATGATTAAAAGATAATAGTACTTTAGAATCTGAAATAGTAGCTTTACTGATAATTAATTTATCCATTTTTGTTATTTATTTTGAAGTTATTAAGAGTACTAACACTTATAATGCTAGTACTCTTAATGAAACATTTAAAGTAAATCCCATTCAGCTAATGCACCTATAGGTGTCATACCTAATAAGTCCATGCAAATTCGTACTTCTGTTTCTAAACCGTAAACAGCTGCTATTTTTAGTGCTCGTTTACGATCTATCTTTTCTTCTGTTGTGATTCTTTTAAGGTCATCTTTTGTAAGATGGCTAAAAGCTTCTGTTAACTCAGAATCAGAGATTGTTGTTTTGATGATAGTTACTTTCTTCATTTTATTGTTTGTTTTGTTGTTTGTGGTACTTAATTTAGTACTAATACTCCTCGTACTCATACAAGGTTGAACCCAACCTTTAATTATTGTTTTATCATAACAGTATCTATAATTATTATATTAATTAATATACTAATACTAGTAATAATATAAGTAATAAAATAATTAATAGAATTAATGATGATTAAACTTATTGTTGTTTTTGTGTAGTTGTTATAAGAAAAGTAGTATTTGGCAGTATATAGTTTATGATGGTAATAAAAGATGAATTGAAGAATGAGCTGAAATTGTAAATTGGGGAACTGTTCAACCTACTATTATTCATACTTCTACATATCATCATAATCCTATACATGATACCAAATACTACTTTTCTTACATATAACTAATCATAGTGCTACTATTATTCA